CCCTTTTGATCCTTCTCGGGAAGGACTCGTCCCCAACGAGGAGCTTACATCGTGTGCATCGGACTTCATGTTCACCTTCTACTTCCATACGACCTATCCTACAGTGACAACACTGCGTTGGAACTTCTCTCGGGAACCGAAATGGACGTGGATACCTCTTGATCTTCCTAGGGAAACGGGTAGCAAGCATGTTCCAATGCCAATTCTGTCTTGCATTGCTCATGTCTAATACCCAAACTTCCACGCCCCATTCGTGGATCCTGTATACCTCTCCAGTCATTCCAGAGGTTTTCTCTAGAATCCTATTACCAGGTAGGACTCTACTGAGCCAGAAATTACGAAGTTCCTCCACTCTGGCTTTCTGAGCAGCTTCACGTTGTAGTTCCCATTCTCTCTTCTCAGGTTTTCTTATTTCATCTTCCATGCATACTCCGTAGGAAAGAAAAATTCCGGCTCACCTTTGGTGCGGATTAGATGAGCCGGAATCCGGGGACGCGGAGCTACTTCTTATGTTTCTTACTTTTCTTGCCCTTCTTGCCTTTCTTTTTCTTCGGCTCAATGACTTCGATCTTTTCAGCAACGAACCTTTTCAAGTCCTTCGCTGGAGAGAACCTGAGCTTGTTGCTTGCCGGCTTGGCCTTGAACCATCCCTCCTTTCCTGTAAAGGGATTTCTCCCTTTCCGTTTCGGTTTGGCCTTTCGATACCGGACCGAGAGCTTCCCAAATTCTGGGATTCTGATGCCACGATCCGCCTTGAGTGACCGACGTACTTGCTTGAGGAATGCCTCCATGACAGCCTTTACTATCTTTCTAGGCTGACCAGAGATTTCTGCAAGCTGGGTATGCAACTTCATGTTTTCCTCCTCGAGATTTTCAAAGTGAACGAGTGCCCTACCTTCTCCGTCATACACTCGTCTCACATTGAAATTTTCAGAAAGGAAGGGAATCGCACTTTCTGGTATATCATCTATGCGACGCCCTTCCCATGTCTTTTGAATGAGCCCAAATAACTGGTCCCTTGGTACGGAGAAGAAGTCTATGCCAAGCGAGCGAAATATATTCACTAACTCGACGTCGTCATGCGCTCCGCCATGCCGAGTACGTTCTAGCTTGGCGGAGCGCATTTCTTTGTTTTGTTTTTGTGCTTCTAGACGGCGCTTGCGGTCTTCAGCGTTGCTTTCGGTTACTGCTCTTAGATGGTGCATCCTTGGTTGCTCGTTTCTCGAAGGTTGGCTCCTCCCACACTTCTATGTAATACTGCTCCTTGTAATCTTTAGAGCCAAAGGACGCGATCAGGAAAGGATCAGGAACAGCCTTGAGCTCTTCAACAAAGAACTCAGTGGTTGGCAGAGCCTTCTTGATCTCGATCGCCTTCGCTAGAACATGTGGAGGGATTGGTTTGGAGTAATCTTGAATGTTGGTACGATACCACTCGAAGTTTGTTATACGAGCTTGTCTCTCGTCATTAGCTTCGTCAGTGTCATCGTCGTCATCGTCATCGTCTTCATCGTCTGCCCCATCATCTACCTCATCCAATACTCCCATTCCCTGTTCTACCATTGTGACGAGGTAACGATTTGGACGACCCAGTTTGCTTTCGTACTCTAGGATAGCGGTCGGTGACAGCACCTCAATCCCGAGTTCTATTAGTGTATTAGCAAGACGACTGCCACCAAGGACAGCCTTCTTGTGTAGAGGTTGATATCCCAGAATATCTCTGGAATCATGCCCCAACCTCACCATGTCTTCTTCCATCCCAACTGGTACAGAAGGAAGGTCAGCTGTATCTCGAATCGTAGCCACCTCTCTCTGAACCATTTCAAGGATACGCTTCTGATTCATTCTTTTCTCCTCCCCCATTAAGGGAAAATTTAGACCTATAGCTTTTCCATCCTCCTTTCTCTTATGACTGTTGTGTTCTGATTCCTCTCTTCTACAAGCATCCTACCAGTTTTCCCATAGAAATATCCTATAGTGAAAGCTACTAGCCTTGCTCGTAGGGGTTCGGCACCAGAACCAGCTTCTCCGTAACACATTGACAAGAACTGATCGTCATAGTGCAGACAGGAACGCATGTTAAATTGGCTCAGGAAGAACTCAGACAACTGATGAGCTTCCTCCAAGGAGGCTTTGACAAGAACACTCCACTGAGCATGCTGAGCGTTCTTGTAGCCTTGTCCTTCCTCGTTAATGAATGGCTTGGTAGCTCGTTCTGCCATAGTTGTCTTCCATAAGTAGTTTCTTGATTTTACATACACGGAGTCTACAGACTCCATCTATATTGACCCAAACAGTTTTTCCATCTCTGGAAATTAGGATTTGGACCACGTCAGGTTGAGTCAGATCGATCGTGTCCAGTCTAGAACTTCCTCCTTTCTCTAGACCTTCCTTTCTCGACCTTCCTTTCTCCACTGCTTTGGAGATCACCGAGATTCTCTTTTTCAAGTTAGAACTCATATTTTTCCTTTCTCCCTTAGAAACAGGATTAGATTCTCTGCGTGCTTACAACACGGCTTCATCCCATAGACACCAGGATACCACTGGAAGAAGCCGGCACTACATTGGCAGACTGACATTACCTTCCCTTCTTTTGGGAAACAGAGTTGGACCCAGTACTTCTTTCCAGAATCCCCACTGGTTACTTCTGCAACGAAGAGACGATCACCTGGACGCAGAAGGTCTCTGATGTCCTCGCGTAGATCTGCTAGACGATATTGCCACCCCATGGTCCTCTTGATCTTTCCCACCTCGCTCATTGATCCTCCTACCTATCTCGATTAGCTTTGGCATTGCTTCCTTTATGAGAGGAAGAATGGATTCTCTAGGAGGGATTACCAGCCGGCACTTGTAACCTTCAATCTCTTTAGTGCCTAACGTAGAAAAGCCTTCCCACCAATCTTTGAATCCTTGTATGATATTTCTTGGTGTCGGTCTTACGATCATACAATCATTCAATGGAAAGGCCTCTCGGTCTGTCAGGAAGCTCTCCATGAAAGATTCTAGAACTTCTTGTGGAGTGACTCTGAAACGAAAGATGTGAGAGGAGATCCTTTTAATCATGACGTCTCCTCCATCAACTTTTGCCAGGAATCCTTGGTGACATTGGTGTTACGAAGCTTCTTCAGCTTCTTTCTAACCCATCCACTCAGAGCTATCCAACTCCTCCCAACAAGAGCATCTTTTTGGGAACGAGTAGCTCCAATCTTATCTAGCACCATCCTTCTCTTTCTCAGATCCAGCTTTTCCCACCACATGTAAAAGTCGTTCATGTCTTCTTCTCCACCTTTCCTTCCAGCAGAAACTTCACTGCTGGACTGGCTTCTGCCAGTTTGGTTAGCAAGGCTCTCGCAGTGATGGTAAGGAGCCGAGCCTTCCGAGCGTCCTTACCAACTGTCTGCTCTACTTCCTTAATGTCAGACAGTAGAGCTTTGGCTTCTGGTGTGATTGTGAAAGGCTTCTTTGGTGGTTCTTTTGGGATTACCTTTTCCGCCATTATTTCCCTCCTTTCTTTTGGATTCTACTTCTGTAGCGTTCCAGTCTAGATTGCCGTCTCCTCTCATCCTTTGAGAGGATTTTGTCAGATGGTTCAGTACCAATATCTCTTGCATCCTGCTCAGCATGGATAATCATAAGAGCACCTTGAATGGCTTCCATAGTCCTCTCCATCTGACCCTGAAGAGTCTGGAGGCATTTGGCGGCAGAATTCAGATACTTCCGTTGGACTTGCTTTGAGTCCTGAGCGAACTTCCCATCCTTGAAGTAACGCTCAGTCTTCTTCAAGATGGAGATTTGGAGATCAATCGGCATTACTTTGACCTCTTCTATGGCACCTTCTGCCATTATGCGAGCAATGAATTGACTTGCAGACTTACGGAATTCCCTCTCAAGCTTCTTTGAAATCTTTTTCATGACTTTCTCCTTTTGAGAAATTTGAACGGGCGGAGGCTAGGATGCTCTGAGGCTGGCTCTTTACGTCCAGTCGTACGGACGCCATAGTCCGTCTCAACCCAGAGCATCCGAATCTCCGCCCGTTTTTACAGCATTATGCAGCTACTTTGGCCTTGTTGACTGCCTTGGTCAGTTTCTTTTCAGAACGTCTCACTGCCTTGGCAATCCTTCGAAGTGACTTTCGGAATCCACGATTCTTGGACGCTTCTTTGAGCTCATCGAGCATCTTCAGCATATCCTTAGCGGATCCGATGTACTTCTTCAGAATAGCTGCCGCTTTCGCAGCAGGCTTTTTCGCTAGTCCAGCCATTTGTTTGTACCTCCTTTCTCAGTCTGACAGCCAGAGGGGAGCTCCTCTCGAACTCCCCTCCTCCAAGCATTTTGCCGGCGATGTCGCCGATCCTACATATTCATTTTATTTGCGTTGCGCACTACAGGAGGTGCATGAGTCATGGCGTTCTCCTTTTCTTTTATTTGACACACGAAACTCTGAGCGGGAGGCACTCTTTCTGCCTCCCAAAGGATCAGACTTCCTCGTCTGTCTTCATGCTGTCATCGATGTCATCAAGTGCCTCGTACAGATACTTGAGATAGCTGGCCTTATCAGCATGGTCTTCTCTCTCATTGTACGTGAGGGTGATACGCTTGAGAACATTTCCCAGGGTTGGATCGTCGTCCGTTAGAACTTCGATCGGCTCCTTGGGTAGTTCGAGTGAGCTCCGCTCTTTCGCGGACAACCTGACCTTAGGAATTATTCTGACAGTAGAGACCCTTGGCTGACGAGGATATACACCACGTGGCATAATTTTCTCCTTTAGGGGAAATGTCCCCCGCTCAGAGCTACGCAGATTTTTCTTCTTTCAGCCTCCCTTTCTCAGCCCACCGACCAGAGATGTTCCAGCCGATTCTATCAACCATGAATACTGATCCTAGAAACACCCCATCGTCAAATGGACCGACATTGAAATTGGACCCACAGGAAGAGCACTCTATATTCTGGGACATACCTCCATGTGGACCCATGATGAAATTCTTCCCATGACAGTCTGGACACTGTCTTTCTTCAAAGCTCTTGAACAACAGGTCGTCTCTCAATCTGACCAAGTGCTTAACCTTCAGAAGATCTTCGTCTGGGATACGACCCTTTTCTACCGGATCGTAACCCAAAATGTTCTTAATAGCAATCTCCACTTCTACCAGAGTTTGTTTCGGTTCCCTACTCCTAAATGGGTTCCACATGATCATCTCCATTTCTTTCTGGGAATCCCAGAAGTTGTTCTACTATCAACTCATTGCCGAGAACCATGTAGTCTACCTTTCCATAGACCAACGACCATAGCAGCAGTCTGACAGTGTTATCTACGCCAGACTTACGCATGATGTTGGATCTATGAGTCTCAGCAGTCTTTACAGAGATTCCCAATCTGGCTGCTACTTCTTTGGAGGTATATCCTTTGCACAGCAAATTAAGAATCTCCAATTGACGGTGAGTCATTTTATCATTCGTCGTCATAGGATCCCCCCGTTGAGGGAAATGCAAACTTTGCTAGGACATGCAACATTCCTACTTCGTGGAGAAATTCCTGATCATCCTTGATGTCCTTCTTCAGTCGTCCTAGAAGATGAACTGCTTTCTGCCTTCCCAATTCTTCTAGAACGATTTCAATCAACTTGGCCCTAGTGTCATCATTCACAAGATCCTCCACAACCTATTGCATTTCTTGTGAGGATGGTCTGGATCTGCTGGCTCCCAACAGACCATACAGACTTCCTCAACTGGATCTCCCAGCTTCTTCTCAATCTTTCTGGAGATCCGTTTGATCTGCTTCTGACTCCAGTTCCTAGCAGCTGGATGCGGGATGGATATATCATCACATCCATCCCACTTCATAGGACAAGCCTCTCGGAACGTCTTCTGAGCTATCTTTCCACAGACGAGGACTAGATCTGGCTTCAGACGACGCAGGTTTTCGGCCAGCCATCCAGGATCTGGTTTACCATGCCGGCGAGCATTGTTAACCATCTCCCGACAGGAATTTGTGACCCAGAGCCTTCTGTACGGACCGACCAATCTGTACAGCATTTTCCCAGATCGGTTGTTAGGGTTGATTTGGAAATATCGTGGGGCTCTAGCATTTCGCTCTCCCCACATGGTGTCAAGAACGGCGACTACAGTCTTCATCTATGATCCCTCCTTCTACACGCGTACCTGCTCCAACAAGTTCTCCATCGCGCATTCGCCACTGGAAATCTCTTGGTCCAACATACAGCAGCAGATCCGCATATCTGAGGTCCTGCTTATCCTCAGAGTGATAGTCAATCATGGCTCTTACAGTAGCAGAGGTGTCCAGCCCTAATTCTGAGAGAATCTGATCCTCGTTAATATCTTTGAGGATCTTTTCAACAACCTCCTCCTTCATCTTGTGATCTGCTGCGAATCTAGTGATTGTCCGCATGATTCTGGTCTGAAGTGAGAGTGGAAGTGCCATTTTCTTTTTCCTCCAGCTTTTAGCTTCTCTGAATTTTACAGGGGACGGTTTCCCTTCAATCCATCTCTGAGCCCACATTTCTTGAAGGAGAAATATCCCCTGATGTTTTTTGATGTAGTGTTCAGCCTTCGTACGTGAGATGAACACCAGTTGTTGCTCGAGATCCACCCAACTAGAAGGAGGATCTCGAGGCACAACCTGGTATACGATGTAGAAGAGGTTCATTTAGACTCCTTCTTGATCGGGACGACAGACTTCCCGTTTGTTCCAGTAGCCTTTTGCCCAGGAAGAGGACCGTCCGCTACGCAGCGAGAATCGAACCCGATCGCTTTGATTTGATCGAGAATCTTGTCTCGCTCTTCGTTGGTGACAAGTGGTGAGTGCAAGTGGAAGCCGAACCCTTGAGCAGCACTCTTGTGAGGAAGAAGCGCAAACATATCGCCTCGTCCTAACAACTGCTCCGCTCCCTTAAAGTTGAGGATGGTCTTGCTATCCACAGCCGACGGGACGCGGAAGGCTACTCGGGTCGGGAAGTTAACCTTTATAGTGCCCTTCAGTATATCTACCGAAGGACGCTGGGTTGCTGCTATGACATAGATTCCAGAGGCTCGGGCCATCTGAGCAATCTGTGCCATACGCTGGGTGAACTCCTTCTTCTGTTGGAGGATCATGTCAGCGATCTCGTCAAAGACCGCTACGACATATGGTTTCTTCTCATCAGGCTTTCCGTTCTTGTCCATCAAGGCGTTGAACTCTTTCAGATTCTTCACGCCAGTGATTTCAAAGAACGTAGTCCGTCGTTTCATCTCTTCGATGAGCCCATCCATCATCCCAAGAGCTCTCCACACATCGTTGAGTGGCTCACTCTGGAGATGGGGTATTCCTTTGTACGGGAAGAGCTCCACCGACTTCGGATCCACTAGATATAGGTTGAGCTCTTTCGGTGATCTATGGACAAGCATCGAGAGTAATAGGTTGTTCAGGAACACCGATTTTCCCGATCCAGTTTGTCCACCGACAAGCATATGGAGACAATCAGCCAAGTCCACAACCATCGGTTCACCAGAAGCAGTGATACCAAAGTTGATAGGCACGGCCATTTCCTTCTCCACTTCTGCCACGTTCTTAAGGCAGTCATTGAACGTGACAGTCTTCCGGTCCTTGTTTGGGATGGAAATGCTCATCGTATTCTTGCCGGGGATACGTTGGATCGTGACGGTCTCCGCAGAGAGAGCCACGGCCAAGTCCTCGTTCAAGGTCTTCAAGCGTTTCAGCCTGGTGTACCGATCCGGCATGAACTCATACTCCGTAACGATCGGTCCTTTCTTGACATCGGTTATCTTGCCAGGACACTCGAAGTCCTTTACCTTTTCTTGGATTACGTTCACCACGATTTGCTGATCCTTGTCAGCGGTCAGTTCTCGTGGGAACCGTTTGATGTTCTTGGGCCATTTCGATTTCATCTTCGCTTCCTTGTCCTTCCTGAAGATGAAGTCTGCGTCCAGAGGGGAAGTGATCCGGTCGCAGATTAGACATCTCTTCTTTGTCGTGATGAAGTGATGTCCATCTAGCCCTTTGCAATTCTGACATATTCTCAACGTGATTTTTGCACGATCAATTGTTGCATGAGACATATTTGTTTCTCCTTTTTGGTTTGGGGGAATTCAGAATGCCCACGTTGGGGCAGAATTTACTTGCGGTACTTTTCCATCCTACGATCCAGAACAAATGCTTCTTGCATGGCCCATTCCTCTGCACATTTTGCATTGCAGAAGAACGGTCGTGGTCCGTTCAGTGGCTTACGACATTTCCAACAGGAAGGAACTGGTTTAGGTTTTTCTCGTATGAACCTACTGCTCATTGATCCCTCCCGAACATTATACAACCGGGATTCGGACAGTAGTAATAGGGCCACTGTTTGCCACCTGAGTATTCCGCCTTCCTAGCGACAGCTAGTTGCCCCTTGCAGATTGCACAGCGGTCCAGTCCTTCTGTGAACTGAGCAAGTACCGCGTCCTTGTGGTCCAGATTGTCTTCCATAGGTTAGCCTCCTTGGGCTAAATGAAATCCCCCTACAGGTCCCCAGTAGGAACCAATAGGGAGTCCTACAAGCGTTCCGGCTACAGCTAGGCTATAACCCTACTACCTAGAAATTTTCGTACTCCAAAAGCGTGAGCCTAATCCGTTGCTTGCCTACCCGTAAAGTGGTACGCTTCAGAATTTCCTCAAGCTCACGCCGTTCCTTCGGCGTCAGCCTCAGGTTCCTTGCTTTCTATACAGAACGTTTTATATGGCCTTGCCATTCTGCCTCCTTGCGGCCTTTTCTTCTCGCCGCCGTTTTCGTATGTGATATCGTTTGTGACAGCTGGTGTGGACCAGTTTCTTGTTCCGCCGGTCATCGTTGTCGTGGTCACCGTCCTTGTGGTGGATGGTTATCCGCCTGGAGATAGGGCTTCCCTGGCCGTCGCCATCTTTGGCGTATGAAACATCGTTTAGTAAAGGTTTGCGGCAGAACCTGAACCAGCAAACCTTACCGCGTAGACAGAATCGCAGGAGCTCTCTAGCCTTCCGTAGCTCCTGACGGGTTGATTTCCTCATGGACATGTCAGGCCACCTTTCCTTTCACGAACCTTATATGTCGGCAGTTGACACGGTTGAAAATCCAGCCTCTACAAGAACAGCCCTTGGGCGTCTTGCCAGAGAACTGAACAGTATAGCGTTTCCTTGCATCGCTTGTGGAATTAACCTTGTAGTTGATCCGGCCATTGGACAGCCGGACCCGACTGAGGATACGCATTGGGATCATTCGTTTTTCCCTCTTCCGCCAGTTGGCGGCAGGGCTGCTCTCCGCGACCAGAATAGGTTCCGCTTGGAAGACGGAGTTCCTATCCCCTAAACGAGAGCAGCCTTGTCGCCACAAAGGAGAAGCAAGACACAGAGGCTTTCGGAGTTTGCTAAGCTCCTGCTCCAGTTTCCTGGCTTGCCCTGCGTTTCCTCCACTTCTCCTTTGCGACGGGTTGAAGTTTTGGTTGCACGAATCACCCACAACATTTTACGTCCGGTCTGTCGGACGACGGTTCAGAGTTAACCGCAAACCTTTTTGGTGCGTCTTTGGCGAAGAATCCTATAAATAGGTTCGCCTACGCTATCCGCACACCTATCCACTCTGTCCTTTTCCCTGCGCTTGGCTTGGCAACGCAGCAACTAACTGACATGGTGGAATTTCCTTTTCGGTGATGATCGCCTGAGGACCCGCTGGCATGACCCGAGAATTTTCTCTCGCGCTATTTCGCTTCGCTAGGTGGTCCCTAGCTGGTGGACAACTGCGGCCGTCGCCTGGGTATACGTCATCCCGACGTACTCCAACTGTTTCACCGTGCGTCCTAGCGCTCTATACTTTTTCTCTAGCCGAGACAGAACCCTCAGCGGGGAAAACTTCCCCGCGTTCTACGCTGCTAGTTTCTTCCCAGTCTTCTGATGTTTCTTGCAGTAGTTTGTTTTCCCAACAACCTTTTTTATACAACCTGGAACATCGCAGTTTCTCATTTGGGTCTCTCCATTTGGAGCAAATTTGCCCCGCTGAAGGTTTGTCTCGCGGTTCCTCTTATATAGGTTCAACCATAGTTTACGGTGGGCCAATCCCCATACATCGTTTTTCTACGGTGGGAGAATTTTCTCAAATTCTCTCTTCGAGCCTGCTACCCTCGTGGGCTTGACCGCATAACCTTCTCACTGAATGGAGGACTATTTGCGCTTGCGCGCTACTTAGGGTCGCGGTCTTCCGGGTCGTCCCCGACTTCCCACTACTCTTGCCTTGCCCGTCGCCGTCCTTATCAGTCCGTCCCTAGCGGCTTGTTTGCTAGGGCTGAGCTACTGTTTATCCCCGGCTCCGGTCTTCCGGCTCGAGAACCTTTATTTTTCAAAGAGCAAAGGTTAGCTTTTAGCTAACCTACAATCGTTAGTAATAGGTTACTCCTTTTCAGCCCCAAAGTAAAGGACTAATTGCGCAAGCCAGGACTGATCGGAGATCGCTCATTTTTAGGTCGCCCTATTTTGAAGCGATTATACCATCAGCCTCCCGCTTGTACCTTCTCAGAAAAGGAGAAATCTCCTGCAACAGAATTTTGGCTTTTTCTCCGGTCACCTTATACCACCACCACTTTTTGGGCTTCTGCTTCTTTTTCTTATCTCCACCCTGATGCCTGAAACACGTCCCACCAAATTCCTTCTTCAATTTCTTCGGCAGAGATCCAAGTGTTCTTATAGAGACGTAAGGATAGCCTCTAGAATCCTCAGAGACTTTTCCTCTGTGATCAATAGCACCAGCAATGTAACTCAATTCCAAATCCTTCACAGTTTCCCTCTCTGCAAAAGTTGTGTCCGGTTCTTGTAATTGTAGAGCGACGCGTCACGAATCAGACGGCGAGATTTCTTAAAGCCAAGTGAATTTACATCCTCACCATCAGGAAACATTGGGACCTTGATCTTTGGAACTATGCTGCCCAATCGGTCAGCGAAGTCGAACGCGACACGCAGCGCATCTGGATCCAAAGCAAGAACTATTTCCTTGATGACACCATTGTATTCCAGAATCTTATAGAATTGTTCCTCCGTGATAGATGTTCCGAAGGTTCCCATGATCACCGCATCGTCTTCGCCCCAATTGCTTTCCAGAGTTAGAACGTTGATTATGGATTCCACAACGATACAGGTTTTTGGCTTTCTTGGCCAGCGAACCTGATACAAGATTTCATCACGGACGCTAGAAGTAGGATTGTAGAACTTGGATTTCCTGTTCTTAAAGCGTCGCCCTTGCCAATAGATCACCTGACCATCAAAATTGAAGACCGGGAAGATCATGTAGCCCCAGAGATCTCCTTCACGGACGTAACCTACTCTTGCCATGTTTACAATCTTACGACGCAACCCTCTGGAGTCCAAATAGTCATAGATCGGCTCACTACGGTAATCCGGCATGCTTTTCAGCGTCCTGAAACCTTCTGGCAGTTTCAGCTTGGACTTTGGATCGGCTTTAATGACCTCTGGAACAACAACCTCTATCCCTTCCTTTTCGAAGTATGCTTTTAGACGGTATTCTGTCACCCCACCGCGATCTTTGAACCATGGACACTCCGAATGGAAGCAGCAACCTACTCCCTTGTCTACGTTCCAGTATAGCTTCTTCTCATTGTCCCCACACATGGGACAATTGGCTCGCCATCCCTCATTGGTCTCCTTTACAGCAGCAAAATGTTCCTTAATATCACTAGCCATGTTCCATCGCCCTCTTCTTGCGCTTATGTCGACGCCATCTTCTGTTGATTTGCTTCTGGGCGTCTTTCGGAAGCTCCTTTACGACAAAGGTATCCCTCTCTAGAGAAACACCTATCATTTTGCTTTGACCAACATCTCTTGCGGCCGTCAGGAAAAGTCTAGCATATTCTGGGCGCACCACTTCACCATTCTTGTCTAGGCTTCTATCCTTCTCAGCTTCTGTTTGGCACAGGGCTAATAGGAAATCAAGTGTCCAGAACTGGGAAATGTCTTCTGCTAGATCCTCTGGACCGATCATGTCCTTATGCAACGCAGCCCTGTTAGATTGTGACGCTGTCCAGACTGGAAGGTTGCGTTCTACAGCCATACCTCTCAGATCCATAGCAAGTTGACCTATCCTACCACGCATATCATCTGACCGTTCATTTGGCCTGAAGACCCTAACATAATCCACAAACAGAATATCGATCTTGTTACCACTGTCTTCCAGGTGATCCAACCAAGCCTCTATATCAGATATTTTACCTTTGTTAGTTGGCCACTGTTTGATGAAGAGCTTCCCTTTCATTTGGCGCTGGGCCAAAGCCAGCTTCCGAAATAATTTGCGTAGCTTCCTACGGTATTTCTTGCTACCTCCAGTTCCCTTCATTGCATATTCTGTCAACTTGTAGGTTGGAACCCTAGTTATCATCGCGTCTATACGCTTCCTATATTTCTTCGCTGACAATTCTCCAGTCGCGATGGCTACGTTCTTCTTTTGCCACAAGGCTCCAGCAGCCATTCTAGCAAGAAGAGTAGACTTCCCCACCTTCCCACCAGCCAAGACGATGGCTAATTCTCCTGCTCCCAATCCTCCACCCATCGCTTCATCCAGAATTTTCAGATAGAAAGATCCCACTACGCCTTCACGGTCTTCTATCCACCGATTTGGATTGTCTATTTCCTTCCAGAACTCAATACCAATATCTCGTTCAGTTCCAAAAGTCTTCAAGCTATCGAACCGACTGATCGCCCTGTTGTATTGCCGGCTGTTAACATCCTTCTCTGCATCCACAAGGGCTTGTCTAAACTTCTGCTCCCTTGCGAACGCTATAGCCTGTTCAATGATGACCGGCTTGTCTGCAATGTCTTCTCTGAAAGCTTCTCGTACAACTCTACGATAGCCACGCCACAGTTTTCTTCTCTTCTTCCCAAGGAATCCTCGGACGATGGCGTACATCGTACTCTTAGTAAGCCGCACTTCTTTTCTGTCATGTTTGGAATAGATTTCCTTGGCGAGACGTGCTACATCCACAAAGACAGGATTCCTGAAGTATGCTGGCTCTACAATCCTGTAAGTTGCTTGCGGCTCTCTTAAGTAGAGAGCCAACAGCTTCTGTTGAAACTCTTCATCGAAATCATATTCTCTAGCCAATCGTTCCTCCCCATATAGGAATGAAACGCGGCGCTACCGAAAATGTTTCATATATATTTTTGGAGCTGAGCGCACGACATTCTCCAGATCGGTCTGTGACCTAGGAAGTATTTTGTGCACAGAATTACAGCCTTCCTCAAATCTGGAGCTTCTCTCCACAGGAAATCTAGAACCTCTTCTCTTCTACTTTTTCTCTTTAGTAAAGATAGAAACACTGCCCAATACCAAGGGCTAATCTCATCTCGTAGAAAGATCAAAGCCTCAAAGAGCTTCAGGTTGAAATTCTTCCTGACGTCTCTTACTATCATGGCAGAAGTTTTCATCATCTGCTTTATCTCGTCTGTGTTATCTAGCTTGAGAGATTTCTTCCAGTCAGACTTTAGACGGAATTTTTGTCTGGACCTCTTTTTCATCCACTTGAAAACCTTGATGGCCTTTCCACTTGCCATCCAAGTTGGATGTGGCATATACCTAGAATTTTGAAACTTGCCATATTGGGCAAGAACTTTCACATAGACAGCAGGATCTATTTTCTTCTCTACCAAATCTTGTCCAAGCATCATGAATTTTACTTGGGCTTGTTGTTGTATACCTCTCTTAGTCTTATAAACATCGTACCACCCAAACCTATCACCCCTAGATTTCCCATGTCTGAAAAGTCGGTCCTCATATAACTTGTTGTAAATGTGACGCACAATCTTTTCAGCTACCATCATTTCCGAAGTTAAATACAACCTTGGAAATCTCATCACCTTCTTTGCCACAGCAATCCTCCAAGCGGCGGAGCCGCTTCCCTTGCGAAGCAAGGGAGTACTTATTTAAGACTTCTTGAGAACTGAATCTACTCTAGCTAATATGGCCCGACGCCATGTATGAGAGCATGAACATGGCGCCAGGCGCATATGTGATACAGCTATTCGTCTTCCTCTTCCTTTTTCTTGTCCTTCTTGTACTTCTTGATGAAGATCCTCTTGTACTTCTTTTTCAGCTCCTTCAGTTCTTCCTTGTACCTCTTGTGGAGCTTTTCTACCTGCCACCACCACTTCGCTTTGTCTGGTTTGACGTATTCCATTAGATTACTCCCTCCTCTGGTTCAATTCTCAAGCCACTGAGTTTCTGTTCCTGAATCTGTTTGTCGTAGAAGAGTTCAAAGGCATCTCCAAACAACAGGAAGTCGTGGGTCAGGGCACGATTTTCTCTGAAGATTGGAACGATACGCCTAATGATCTCCAGTTCGTAAAGTTCTCCAATGATGGTTCTAGAAATGTGATGAGCAAGATCATTCTGGTTGACGATGATAGGAACTGGAATCTGTCTTCCTTGTACTACCAATTCCTCAGTGGCCCCAAGATAGTCAGAGATGTATCCCAACTTCTTGGCTTCAGCGAAACAGCGAACGATTATCTCAGGTAGATCAAATACTGTTTTACGATCCTGCTGCAGATTTTTCTCTTCCAAGTTTTTCCTCCTTTGGTAAATCTGGAACGTTAATTGAAAATCCAGTCTTTGTTGGACCGTGAAGTAGATGTTCTGAGACAACGTAGAGTGCACCACAGTTAGAACAGTGATACTCCGTCTGATGCAGCTTTTCAGCTGCCTCTTTCTTTCCAGTGTCAACTAGACACATGATGTGTTTACAGAACCAACAGTTCATGTTTCCACCACCCTTATCTTAGCGATCTTCTCCTTCTCGTAATACTTTAATCGAAGAACCGAATGACTGAACAGATGTTTACTGTGCATATCTACGTAATCTGTCACATAGATTTCATTCCTCCCTTTCTTCTTTCTAAGAACACGACCAAGTCTTTGAAGAACCAATTCCCATCCCTTCCCACCAGCTGCATTGTTCCATGCTTCAATTGCCGGCACATCCATCCCTACATCAAATATCGGACTGGCTATCAGTACAGGTATTCTCCCTTTTTCAAAAAGCTTGATGACTTTCTCCCTTTGCCAGAGACTTGTTCCTCCCGAAATAAATGCGATGGGGACGTCAATGGCTTGTTCAAGTTCCCTCTTAAGAAGTTTTCCGTGGGCGATGCGAGAAACGGTAACCAACGTCCTGTAGTTCTTCTTGACATACCGAATAGTCTCACTAAGGACCAACCGATTCCGAACCCGATTCCTAACCACACCCAGCCTGTAGTCTTCTGCATAAGTTCCCTCCAGTTTCTTAGCATGTACTTCCACCATCCGGATAATAGGTTTCGCACTGCGCCCAAGATCCACTAGCTCCTTGTTTCTAGTCTCAGCAATGATCGGCCCAGTCATCCCCTTGTAATGCATCCACTTTATCTTGTTCTCTTTATCTATCGTTCCTGACAGCCCAAAGCGCATCGGTGCTGCGCACTGAGCAACTATCCTGGATATTTGCCAGGCCTTATTTACATGAAACTCATCTATAAACAAAATGTTGCAGCGCTCCATGAATCGCCTAAACGCTGCTCTCCTAAGAACTATGTTTGCAGTCTGTGTCGTAGCGATCAGAATCCCTTTATCTGGGATCTCTTTCTTGCCGGCTCCAATCATTTGGATTGGAAATCCCTCCAGATGCTTCTGGAAACGCTTCATAGTTTGCACAGCAAGAGATTTCCGATGGATTAGGAAAAGAACACGTGGAAATTCCTTCCTTTGATGGTTATACTCTGCACAGATGGCGCACGCGACTTCTGTCTTCCCAAAATTGGTAGCGCAGTGTAAAATTCCTCTTCCCCTAGAAAGAGCTTTCCGTACGGCACTAATTTGTTCCCCTCTAACATCCACTTTGTCAGAAAAACGGAGTCTTCTGATCCCTTCCCCCGTGGTCCGTACTTTTTGCCGATGATCCAGGACTTCACATTTGATATGCTGAAGTTTGAGATGCTTACGTACACGTTTGAAGAGCCCTGATCCAAAGCTATCTGTACGACGGTCGTAGAACTTGACCCACTTCGCCTCTTCTTCGACTTTTTTGATGGCGTCATCTTTTTCCTCCTCATCCATACCTTCAAAAGCACCACGCATTGCCATTGCCCGGATAGTTCCCTTAGCTTTCCAGAACGAATTCTTGTCTTCAACACACAGAGCCTCAAACATGATTTCAAGCTGCGGCTCTGGACCCTCAAAGAAGGTCCTCGCGTTGTAGACGTCCAAAGTGATCACAGAAGCATCCTATCAAAATCCTTGTAATAGATTTTAGCATCCTCTGGGTTCTTAAATCGTGGAAAACGAAGCCTCGGAAATCTCCTATGATAGTTCTTGTTAAATGCTCTAGTCCAAAGCTCATCTGCACGACGGCGCTGTTTACGTCTCATTTCCCTTTCTTGTTCTTTCCGTTTTTCGTATAAAACGAAGTCGGACCTTCTGCGTGCACCACAAACACAGTGCGGTGGCTCGGTACATTCGTATCCCTTCCCGTACCCTATTTGAGGATCCCCCATACCCATCTTTGAGGCTCTCCAATGTAGGTATAATCTCTTGATCATTTTCCTACGGTTCCCTGTGTCCTTTAAGGAGTGCTTTCTACACCACCTTTTCAGCTTCTTCTTAGTAACCTTCATAAAGGACTGTAGAACCATATCGGCAGGATTCATAGAACCATCATAATGCGGGTTGTATTCTGGAGGTGGGTATTTGACCCTCAATTCTGCCATGTAGATGGCGATTACGTTCTTGGTTCTAGGGAACCTCTGTTTCGGTTTCTCTGGTTCTGGGTATTTCATGTATACGCGTGATACATCCCTCCATATGTATAGAACGCGGAATAGACGAAAATGTTCGGTTGGGGGAGGTCACCAGGACGTTGTACAACGATCGTGGTACCAGTTGCGGAGTCCGTACAGCGTTCCAGGAACCACGACCTAGGTTATCCCCCTCACGGAGTTTTAGGTGGTAGATTCTGCTGAGTAAGAGCCTTCATAGTTGGTCTTAATTCCACCATAGAATCATATACTGTTTTGACCCAGTACATTCCCTGAATTCCGAAATAGTTCTGGCCAATATGCTTGCTAGCATGGAGTAGAGACCAGAAATTCCCAGAAAGTACGAAATCTCCACTTTTGATCTCATAGTGGAAAACCAATCCAGCTGCTGTTATCGTAGAGAAGACCAAGATTACTCCTCTACGGAACCATACGTAGTCCTCACAGATCTTCTTCAGGAAGCCCCACTGGGAAGTCTCTGAGAATCTGATTACGTACACAGCTATGAAATTCAACAGGACTTGCCAACCGACTTGTTCCATACTTTCCTCTAGAAGGAGTTACTCACCAAACGCGCAGAAGCCGAGATTCCCATCTTGAATGGTAGCAATTGGATCTACTGGAAATATGATATCATTCATAAGTCTTATGACAGAAGGGTCTGTGGTTCCAGGGGAGAAGTTTGGAAACGGTGTAAGACCATGTGTAAGAGTCCCTCCAATAGTTCCAGTCAGGGGATACATCCTTCCTCTAGGATCGACACCAAAATTCGAATCTAATACCCAATTGCCGTTCGACGCTGTGAGCAGGATCGGAAAGAATCCCAAAAAGGCACCCTGAGAAAAGAAAAAGCGGTTCTCTATGGATTTCTTGTGACCTGTACTACCGAAACCAGCTATAAACCCAGCCAACGTAGTAGTGACGACAACTGAACTTCCTTTCTTCTGGCTCCATAAGGCGTAGTCTCCTGCGGCACTAGAGACGCGAAACCCACTGGCAGCGAATCCTTTACTTGTACAGACAGAGGTAGCCGGATTAGGTTGATTAGTAAAATCTCCACCAGCCGCAAATACCGTGAACGTAGAAAAATCTGTGATCTGGTTTTCAAAACCAGTGACAGCGTTTACAAATTTATAGCCATCATAGAGTCTGGTGAATCCGTCATCATTCCCCCAGAACTGACCGATCTTGCTTATGAGAAGAGTGCCTAGAGGATATGTAACCGTCTGAACTGTCGTTGCAGACGAGGCTCCTGCCAATATGGAGTATATGTGGAATCCCACATGCACTGGATTGAGAAGGAAGGGAATAATTATCAATACATTTCCAGAGTCGTCCACTTTCAAGCAAGCATTGGAAATGCTAAATACATCATTGATGGCGAAGTACTGCTGAGATGCGTTTATTTCCTCAGCCGTATATGGGAAGATCACGTTCGGAGTGATCACAGTAGGTGCTATCTTCCATAGATTTAGATTAGGAGCTCCTATCTGTACAGTAGAAGACAGTCTAGCTTTCCCTATCTGATACACTCCGACAGAATAGTTGTTAACTGTGTTGCTCAGATCTGCCCATAGGAATGCAACGTATTGCCCATCTGGTGAGAAAGACCAGTCTATGAGGTTGCTTGCATTGCCTCCAAAAGGAGCAACAAAAGCATTCACAGCCCCACTCGGCACCAAGAATACCTTGGAGTTTCCAGACTCCTGAATCATCAAATCTCCATCCCTAGATCCCAGAGGTGGAGTTCCTCCATTTGCAAGAGCATTCACAACTGCAGCAACTCTAAATCCTCCACCAGTAAAGAATGGTGGATGCTCGAATGGAACTATTGGTGCATGTGCTCTGATCGGAGAAGCAGTCCACGAGCCATCTGACCCTCTCATCACAACGACTTGTTCTCCCTTCACCATGGGAAACAGTGGGGCAGCTTGTACGGAGGCTCCATCTATCATTATGTTGCAGGTTCCATCACTGTTCATCTGAGAAACTGTACCCATGCGATATTTGGGAGGAGAACCTTGAGCCAGATACACCTCTGCAGCAATCTTCTTGATCTGATCGCGTATCGTCATGGCTTTGTGACAGTTACTATAGCAGAATCAACAGTCTGGGTCCCTCGTGGGATCGCTACCTTAGCTCCATCAGCAGTGATAACAACTACCTGTGTGCCGATGGTCATTATGGTAGCAGCACCAACTCCGTTGTAGTTAGCACCGATAGTTGTCTGAACGTTCACTGTACCATCGTCGTTTACTTGAGTGATCGACCCAAATTCTGGATCTGTGTTTGGTGTGTTAGACTGTATCTCGTCGATTACTTCTTTAACGATTTCAGAAATTCTTTGATAGATTGGACTTCCTTTTGGCATAGTTCCTCACAAGAGAGCCGGATACTTGCCAGAGAGACCAGTGGTGTACTGATACACTTCGGCAGTAATGTTAACAGTTATCCCAGACCGACCCAGGTTCAAAGATACCGCTGAAATCCTTCCACAGTTTCCTACTCCCAATCCTTGCACAGTTAAGCTATCTCCAATTTCTGGCATGAGTCCTCGGTACACACAGCTTATAGTCGTCCGTAGACGTGGAGAGTTTGTTCTCCTATAGTTTATCATGAAGGCATTGAAGTAAGACAACAGAGAACCAGAATCTGGAAAGACAAGATTACTCATTGGAGGATTGACAACCAACGCATCCTTCGGAAGATTGAATGGATTTACAGGATTCCCAACTGGAAATATCTGTGGATTGACCTTAGGGAAAGTCCAGAGCTCCATCACTATGGAGTAGAAATTCTGATTTGCTGGACCGCTTGCGCCACCACCAGTAGGAGTCAATACAATGGCATTATCAAATGTTAGAAATTGTCCACTGATGATGTCGAAGAAAGTGACTGGTCCACTAGAGTCAAATCCATAGATTCCACTTTGAGAACCAGGAACAGCAAATGAGAAAGATGCCAGAGTACCAGGTTGAGTATCTCCACTAACAGGAGAACCTATAAATGAGGAGACATTCCCAGGAACATTGATCTGCTTTATCAACCTTGTAAAAGTTAGAATTCCTCTCCTCAAACCAGGAGAAGTGGGAGAAGGATAATCCTTCCAATACCTACCACCTTGCGCAGTAGAAGCTGGATTAGATGCATCTGTACCACTCGGTGGAGTCCACTCTTCAAAAGTTCCATCCACTAACCAGCCGTCTGGAATTGGTATGAAATCAGAAGATCCTAGCAAGAGAGGAGCCCCAGCTTGCACAGTAGTCTTTGCTTGTTTCTGAGCATGGTCACTGTCATATACAAACATCCCCTCTGGCACCAATTGTGCAGTGGTCAATGCTGGGTTGATCACATTGGCAAAGTCCAAAGAGTAGTCTACAGCTTGATTGGCATTTACAATGTCTGCCTTGACTACATTAAAATTGCCTCCTCCACCAGCTGCTACACCAGGTTGAACAACGTAGACACCACCAGATCTCACTAGAACTTCTGCCCCAACGAAAGTTGCCAATTGCTGGATTCCACCTAGGGCATTTCCCTTGTAGATGAAGCTCCGCACCTGTGGATTGAAAACATTCCAAGCAACAGCAAGACCCATAGCACTAGCCAAGGCTGAAGCCAGTGCAAAAACGTTGTTTGGTAATCCAACTAGAGTTGGCAGGGTTGCTGCCGGCGGAAGTATTGGGCCGGATAGGATATCCACCAATCCACCACTAGAATATCCCTTTCCAACGCTCTTCACTGTTGCTATCCGTCCGAAAGGAAGACTGAATTGAGCATTCTCAGAAACCATATTTACAGTGCCAGTGAGAGCAGTGATTGAAAAAGTTCCACCAGTCAGAGTGTAGTTTATTTGCATGCTGACGACATTCTGTGGAGTGAACGCTGTGGAACCTGGAACGATAGTGTTAAAAGATGGGAGACCGATCTCTTCAGACATTAGAAGAATCCTTGAGTCCCAGTTATCAGATTGCTCCGTTCCTGTAGAATTAGTTGGAGCTCATACACATGGGGCTCTGTTCCAGGTATAAATTTCGCACGGAATCCTGAAGCTGATGGAGCGAATACCACTTGGTAGGTTCTCCCATTCGCTTGCAGTGTCACTGGTTTGATACAAGAATTCGCTGCATTGAATTGCTTAATCAGATTCTGTCTGAAGGCATAGCTCAGTGTTGCGTTACTCAGTTGCTGACCAAAGAGTTCCAGGAGAGCGAAGTTCTGCTGATGGGTCTCATTTATCTCCCACAAAGCAAACATGCTAAGCTCATCGATCACGCAGTTGATAGTAAACTCTTGGATCAGGAAGACTTGAACCTTCTGATTGACAATATCATTCTCGAAGTCATCAGTGGTTTGTACAGTGGTGTCAACTGTAGTGACAGCACCTTTTGTCACTGTCACCTTCTTGGTGATTTGAGTACGAGCCAACCCAGTCTGCGGATCCTGGAATGTCTTAGTCTCAGTATCAGTTACAGTCGTTGTGACTTGGCCATACTCGTCTGTGACAACCTCAGTTTCTACAGAGTGGCTATCACTAGGAAGATCGGTAGTGAGAGTATCCGTAATGATCTGCTGTTTATTTGGGAACGTGACCACCTTGTGGACTGTTGTCTGGAGACCGACAAAATTTTCGGTAGTGTCCGTAGTAGTTGTCCCAGCCTCATTTGAGCCAGTGATAACAGTAGTGGTCTCAATATGCTTACCATCAGGAGTGTCTACAATCTCATCAGTGGTCTTAGTGTTACCTTGGATTGACTCAGTGACCGAAGAGGTAGTCGTACCTTCTTGATCTCCACCAGCCCACTCAGTATTGATGATTCCGAAGAACTGATAGTGTTGAACACCATCTAGCGTCGTAACTCTCAAAGGCTGAATATTCTCTGTCGTTGGTGGCTTAGAGAAGACATTCTTGGTGGTAGTGACTTTGACTCCCTGCTCGTTCTTGGTCTCAGACTCTCGAATAGACTTTTGTCCACTCTTAGTCTCTTCAGTTACAATGGTACTGGTACGAGTAGGAGTTGCACTGTTCTGGATTGTCACCACCGTCTTTATTGTATCTTGGATCTGGAAGACCTGAGTGGTGGTTGTGATCACTGCCCCATTAGGCAAAGTGTGTGTATTGACGCTGGTGGTTAACAAGATCCCATTCGGCACAGCATCAACACGGCGCAGCCAGGAACGAGTTCTTGTTTGCCAGCTTATGACACCAGTTGTGAAAGCAGTCACTATCAAGTTAATAGCTGCCAACTTAAACAGTGATACAGCTTTGTAAGAAGCAAGAGCATCCTGAGATGAGAACCAATCCTCTGATGGAGCAAATCCAGAGTTTGGCATCTGGATTGAATCATTTGGTTTAACAATCCACGCTGCCAATTTTACATAACTAGCATCTGGAAAAGATCCACAAGGACCAGGTCCAATTGCTCCACGAATCGTACCATTCAACTGGACATAACTCAGAGAACTGGTAGAGACAACGCAGTCTACGTTATGCTGCGTAAGAGTGTGATTGACAATGCTACCAGCCAATTTCACATAGCTTCTTGTCGTAGACTGAATTGTACCAGCCAAACTTACGAATGTCTCAGACTGGACTTTGATAGTACCAAGGAGAGTAACGAAGCTCAGTTGCTGAGTAGCTAGAGTTCCAGCGAACTTTACATAACCTTGCGTTGGATCAATAGGAAACTGCAAATTCATCGCCAGATTAACAAATTGCCTCTTAATGACTGGCGAGACCCACACGTCCACAGAGTGTACTGGTCTGTTCCAAGTGAATGGAGAAACAATGCAGTCTACAAAATGTAGTGGGATAGTTGGGCGAGCCACAACACAATCCACATTGTGGACTATATTTGTAACAGGAGGGGCAATGAAATTCTTCAGAGTGACAATCCCAGCAGACCATCCGTCGTTACCCGTTTGGGTCATGATCGCATGGTAAGTGCCAGTAGCACTGACCGATTGCCACTCTATCGCAGCACCTTCAAATCCTCCTGTCACCTGACCGGCTGTTCCAGCTGGCATTGTCCAGCCAGAACCAGGAGTGAAGGTTTCATTGTTGTTTAGAGTAGCACCAAATCCGACAAGGAATTCACTGGCTTGTGTAGTTGGTCCTGCTCCTCCGCTGTCCAAAACGTTGGTCGCGAAACTAGAGTCACCAAAATAGCTGTTCTTATCAATTGGGCTGGCAGCGAGTCCCGATATTTCCAGAATGGCTAATTTCGAGACGTTAGTAATAGGAGATCCAGAATGAAATAGATGGAGTGTGACAGTGTTCGCCCCAGCTTTTATGTTGGTAGCGATAAACGCATACATTACTGACAGATCTCCTGGGTCATTATATTTTGGCCCAAAGATCGTAGTGTAGACGTTCCCCTGACTGTCTTGAACTGTTATGGTGTTGTTGCCATGAGGTACAGGAGCATCACTTTGGTAGCCGAAGACAAGTATAGCATTTCCGCCAGTGTTTGCAGAAGGAAAAGCTCCGGATATGAAATTGTTACTCCCGGAGCTATCTTCAAAGACCTGACTTTGAACAAGTGTTCCCACTCGGCCAGTCTCCCCTAGGAGGCGGCAGGTTGTTCAGCTGAACTCCTGTCCTCCATGACGCCCATCTCTGGTTCCTTTGCACCTCGGTTGCCGTCATAGAGAATCTCTGGCGAGTATTTGAAGATTGACATCGGATAAGTCCTGACGTTGACGTTACCCGTTCGTGCCAGACGTATTTCTACTCCAATTCCTAATTTCACATCGTGAGCTCCGATGACTTCCGCAATGATACTTATTGTCTGAGTTCCAGATGGAGAAGCTATCGCCTCCTGAGTGAAATAATACTTGTCATAACCATTGAGACACAACCACAGCTTGGGGAGGTAAGGATGAGAGAGTTGAAGACCACTCATCCTCTTCCCACGTGGTAGCTGTGTCCAAAATGCTTTCTTAGAACTTTCAGAACTCCCGTCTTCGAAGTTTGCCATCCACATGGGATGCCTCCTAAGTATTTGTTACCCAAACCTGAGCAGCGTCTATCACGCCACTTGTAGGTTTGGTTACTATCACATTCGCAGAAGTGGTGCCAGCATCAGCTGGTCTAATAAAGTTACCAGCTGCTCCAGGAGTGAGAGTAGTCCATTGTGGAGCTCCCTCTGTTCCCCCAGCAGATACATCATTGAACTGCCAAGTCAGAGTTGGTGTAGCACCTGAGAACGAGAATCTGCAAGCTAGAACACCAAAAGTATTGGTGCTTGGAACAGTAGCATCGAACGGAATTTCGAAGTCCAGATTGTATCTTACCGTTGCTCCAGCTACTGGGATGATCGTAGAAAGATTGACAAAGTTAGTCAAACCCTTCAAGCGATTTGCTACCGCTCCACCAGCTACAGGAGATGCCGGCTTCCAAGCAGCGATTGGCGCAGAATCAGTCGTTGCTACAGCTGATACATAGGGAATGTTCCCATTGCCAGCTGTTCCGGTGAATTGCTCCCTAGCGTTGGTAGAGAAAGTAGAGTCATCCCATGATTCCAGAGTAGGATTTGCAGAAAGAGACTGACTAAATTGAATGCGGAAAACATTCTGCGCCGAACTATTGTTTCCCGCGTTCGCAGCGTTGGATGGTATAGACATCTTGTTTTCTTCACCTCCCTTAAGGAGCTAATGCTTGTTCAAGTTTAGAGCTAGTCAATATGTCCCCTGAGTTCGGATCTACACCTACAGTTACTGAAACTTGAGACTTGGATGCTGTGAACTGAGCGATCGCTTCATTGATCTGGGCAGCACTGTTATTTTGGGCATCTGACACAGCTTGACTAACAGTATCCAGCTTGTCACCAAGTGATTTCACAGCAGCGATCAGCTCATCATTACCACCTTGTGGACCAACACCAGTTTGTGGTGATGGTACAGTTGGGCTCCCTCCAGGACCAATTGTTGGAGCAGCAACAGTGGTAGTTCCACCACCTGTATTTGGTAGAGTTCCTGGAGTGTTAGCACCGATGATCCCACCACCAGGACCAACAGCACCAGGATTCAAGACTGTACCAGTAATGGCAGCGACCTTCTTAGTGACATCCCCAACCACTGTTCCAAAATTGATCAGGTTCCCCACATTGGAATTCAGAGTGTCTCTCAAACGAGTGGCTAGATCTACGAAGGAGGTGTCTAAGCGAGGAATATCACTTCCTCTAGCAAGCCCTTGCGTAGCCAATCCTTCTATCGGAGACAGAATGCTACCAACCTCTGGAGATGGACCTCCTGGAGCACGCACTTCTTCCCCACCACTCGCTGCCTTTAAGACATCTCTTGCAATCCCAACGTTGTCCTTCTGGGTATCAGTAAGCTCTTTTCCCATAGCCAGCATAGCTTCAGCAGTCTTCATAGTCTGCGTTGCCCATGCTTGGCTGGCTTGGAATTGGGATTCAGTCCCGCCACCATGGAGAACTTCTGCTGCTAGTCTACCAGACTCACGCTCTTGCCTTTCAGCATTGCGTTGTCTTTCTGCAGCAGTTAGGAACTCACCACCCTTGGCTTGAGCAGCAACCAGCTTGTCATAAGCTGACTGCGTGTTGGTGACGTAATTGAGAGCGTATTCCAGACGCTGATTGTACAGCTGTTTGTCAAGATCAGCAATCTGACCGATGACTTTCATTTCCTCAGAAGCATTCCCCTTCACTACTTCCAACTTCTGCCTCTGGAAATTGATTTCATCTTGCAGAGAAACAACCCGGAGCTTCTTCACGAAGTCCATCTGCTCTTGAGCTTGTTGAGTAGCGAGGTCTCTTGCTTTGACAACCTCTCCAGCTGCTCCGAGAACATCACCAGAACCAAGAAGCTGTGCTGCCTTCTGTTTGCGGAAAGCAATCTCCTGGTTCACAGTAGCAGCACCAAGCTGGACAGCTACCTTCATCGTGTCTTCTTCGTACTTCAATCTCTTCTGGTAGAGATCAGCTTCAATCTTGAGACGCTCATCTCCCACAATTCTGGCATCAGACAGCTGTTGCTGAAGCAGCTGCATTTCAGTTTGCTGATTCATTAGACCAAGAGCTTTCGCTTGTAGCTCTTCAGTGTGATATTGATCAACAGCCTGTTTGGAAACTATTTGAGCTTCCTGAACCTTGTACTGAAGAATGTTCTTCTCAGCTTCCACTCTCTGTTGTGGATCAAGACCACCCTTTTCTCCACCAGCAAGAAGCTCTTCTTGTTGCCTACGCTGTTCCCTAAGAACTTCTAATTCTCTTTGGTCAGCAGCTACACGATCATTGGCAGTAACCAGACCCATCTTTTGAGCAGCTTCCATTTCCTTTGCCAAACCAGTGGAAGCTTTTCCATACTTCTCTAATTCATCTGGTGTCAAGCCAGCCAAAGTGAATGGCTTAGCTGCTGCTGCAGCTGCTCCTGGTTTGCCAGCTGCGTCTGCGAGCTTCTGAAGATCTGTAGATGTCTTGTCTATATTTCCACCTAGATCTGAGAGCCAGCGCCTCCAGTCCTTGATGTAGTTGACTCCAGAAGCAAAGGCATCAATTGTTTTGGTCAGAGCCGGAAGCAGTGCTGTTCCTATGGAAACTTCTAGACCCCGAATAGATTGTTCGAGTGCAGCAGAGGCTTCTTTATATTTCAATGCTGCTTCTGCAGCTGCGTTAACGTCTCCTTCAGCACTCATTACAGCACTCTTCTGTCTTTCCCATTCGTCGTTTGAGAGCTTAAGAATTGGCAGCATCTGGCCACCCATTCTAGTGCCAAAGATCTGCTGAGCAATCTGTAATTGTTGAGTAGCGTCAGCTGTTGCGAGAACCTTTTGCCGAGCCAGATCAAACATCTGGTTCATGTTCAAAAGATTACCAGTGGAGTCACGAAGAGTACCAAGAACTTTCCCTAGTCTCGTATGGAGAGGATCAAGAGCATCAGCAGTCTGTTTGGACTCCATCGCTAACATTTGCATAGAGCGAGCAGCTACATTGGAATTAACCCCAAATCTCTCCATCACTCCTACCAGAGTGGCAGCCTCCTGAGCCGTCATACCCATACGGTCTCCAAGATGCTCCATTTCGAGACCCCACTCTGCTGTAGTAGAGATAGACTTCTCAAGAGCAACAAGAACTGTTCCCGCAATGGCAGTAGCGATGCCAGCAGCCATGAGATTGAATCCACCAGCAATTTTACTGGTGCTCTGCTCAGCTCTCTGTTCTGCTTTCTTTAGACCATCCTCTAGACCAGAGAGGTCTACATGCATACCCATCAATGCTTCTAAGAAATTAGCGGGCACGTTTCTTTTTCTCCCAGTATTCCTTACATACTTCTGCCATAGTTCGACCGCTGCTATCTCTTATGGTCTGGAATCTTTCTTCTATAGCTTTCCAGTCTTCAGCATTCTTGTTAACTCTCCATCCAAACTGGAGAGAACCAGGAGAGTATTCTTTTGGAGGACCAGAATACCCCTCTCGGTTCGTAGCAGAGCTTGCCGGCACCACGCTCTTTGGACTGAGAGCATTCCTTACACGAGTTAATGCCGGCTCAAATTCTACAACAATTGGTTCCTCCTTTTTCTTCTCTGTTACATTATCAAGTCTGGACGGAGCTTGGACTCCGACTGTTGTTCCGACCTCTTCGAACTCCCAAGATCCTGTTCGCTTGAAGTACGCTGCTCCGATATATCGGTTGATTTGGGGATAGGTGAGCCTCCCGATGTCTTCTGGGCCGAATCCGTATTCTGAAGCAAAGTGTTCAAAAAGGGAATCCCAAAAGTGGACATTCCAGCCGTCATCAGATCCTTTGCTATCGGAAGGCTCTGCAAGTTTTTTATTAGCTTCTCCAACTGATTGAGTTCAACAAAGGCTGTATATACGCTGTTAGACGTTGGAATGTCTAGGTAGTCCTCAAAGAACTCCAAGGAGATATCCTTGTTGATCGGTTCCCTTGTTACTGGATCCTTTGGAAGAGAGAAGATCTCAAACACAGTCTCAGCCACATTGACCTTAAGCAAAATCCTTGTTACCATCCCCAACGGATTTGGAGCAGTTCCACCAGCCCTAATCTCTGCTCGTACCTCTCTAACAAGATCGTCGCAGTTATCCTCCAGCCAATGGCCAATCTGCTTCAGTTTAGACAGTGGGAGAGGCATCATGATGAGTTCTCTCCCACCAATCTGAACTTTTTTGCCACGGCTGAGCCACACATCAAGACTCATGATTCCTCCAAGACTCGGTAGTTACCGAGCTCGATTACTGATTCGTCAAAGGCGAAACAAATACATCAAACTGCCCAAGCTGTGAACCAACAGGCTTAGTGATGTCATGCTTGAATTCAAACGTGGCATCGTAGATGGTTTCACGCTGTTCTGGGAAAGGCAGACGCAATTCTATCGGAGGATAGACAGCGAATCCCTGAACAGCAATGTAACCACCTTCTGGCGTCGGATGCTCAAATCGCATGATAGTGAATGGCATGTGTGCTGAGCCGCCAAACTGCTGACTGAAAAGAGTTCCACCACCAGATGGAGTTCCAAAAACCTGAGTTTGACCGGCAAAGAAGTTTCGGAACCACAAGCTGATGCTGGTAGCTTCAAGTTCTAGAAGAGGGACAACTACGTTGCATCGCTCTTCAAGAGTGAATCGGCGAAGCAGAATCAATGGGTTGCCACCAACCACGTCATATGGACGCAGCGAGTAGTTGAAAGAAGCATCTCCTTTGATCTGCCCCAGGTTAGTTAGAGGGACTCCATAATAAGCAATCCCATTTCCAAGAAGGATGTTGCGCTGATCCTGCAACTGCAACAACCTACTTGACTGTACCCCCAGAGGTAACGACATTGATTACTGCCTCCTTAGTACCATGTCTGACTCAGAGCTTCGACACGGTACAAATTCGTGATATGATAAATCTTGTTTGTTGGTTCGAACAAAACTTTGGAACGTTCTATCTCGTACGAGCGTTCTATCTGAACCAGCTGGCCAGACCAGTTCGTTTCCTGCAATGTTCTCCTGACATACTCGTACAAGATTTCTACGATTCTTCTGCCATCCACGTTCGTAGCTTGTGCAGCACTGACCCAAATGTCTACTGCTAGAGTTAGATGCCGATAGACTCTTGTGATTGGCTCTGTTGGGCCATAGGAATAGACAGTGATTAAGATCGCTCCAGCATTGGCTCCGTAGTCCTCGTATTCTCCAGGCATGATATTTGGGACAGGTTCCTGGTTGTTTGGAGGTGCAAAGGGATCCTGTACTTTTGGGAAGAGAGCCTGTAGATCTTGTGGCAACGCAGGGAACATAGCGTTCCTGAGTATCCTGATTGCCAGATTTGAAACCTTTGCACTCACTGCCACACTCCAGTTCTCATTTGTTCGGCAAGACGCGTAGCACGATCTCCCACTTCCTTAGCCCAAAGGCTGTTTTCCATATCTACAGCGGCAGCTTCCCAATCTTGCTTTGCCATCGCCGAAAGAGTATCATGAAATCCAAGAAGTCCATGAAAACCCATGTTGAAAGCCATATTGATAAGCACACCCTGGCGTGGCACATCTAAGGAAGAGAACCAAGAGATTCCCTGCTCCAGTGGACCCTTCACTCTGTTAATGTCATTATTGAGCAAGTATGAAATCTCATCATCGAAAAGTCCAACGTCTGACAAATTGCGGCCTACCCCGATGGATGTCTTTCCCTTTGTGTCAAGATAGGGAAAGTTTCTCTTTGCTTCATCCCTTGTCAGTTGGTCAACTATGTTGTTAATAGCCATGATTAGAGTTACTCACTCTCCGAAGTCTCTGCGAAAAAGTTGACTTTTCTAAGTTTGTTAAGAACTGGCTTCCAGACCTTCATCCTCAAATTCTCGAAAGCCTTCTCATGGAAACGACGTGGGCGCATGCGTGATGTGCCATAGATCAGGAATGGCATGTGAGGAGCATTGCTTGTAGCAAAGACACTGAATCGTCTGGTAGACGTTTCTTCTACAGAAGATATCCTAATACTCCTTTTCAATTCGCCCTCTTGCTCATGAACAAGTCTGTCATCTCCGTGTACAGTACCTTCAGATTTCTTGGTAGAGTATGGATATCCCATTTCTCGGAGTTGTTGAAGAGTATGATCGTCAAGACTGATGACCCTCATTATCTCTTTTTTGTACTCCTCTCCCACCTCTCCCAGCCCAGCCATAACAGCAGCCTGAACCTGTTTAGACAGGCTACCAGACTTGATCACCAATTTGAAACCAGCACCACTTACTGTTCTATCAGAAGCCATTATGGACCCACCACGTTTCCGGCTCCAGAACGATCGGTCCTGCGAAGTACTGATCTCCACCAGATCTGAGGAGCCTGATAACTGACTTGAACTGGTTCAACTTGATCCGCTACAACCCAAACCTTTCCATTCCACACTATCTCGTCTCCAGCATAAGCCTTGATGACAACTCCACTAGGGAGATTGTAACCAGCTGAGAATCCCTGAATCCTGAAATTGGTATATACATCAAGATCACCTGTTGTAAAGTAGCCACCTTTTATAGTGTCGAAGACCTTCACTTGCGAGAGCCAAACGTGATCTGCTCTTGAGGCGTACTTGACAACACGGAAGGACTCTAATGGAACGTTCTGGTTTCCTCTAGTCTCATAACTGAGGAATTTGCGGAAGATGACCTGACGATCCACGTATCCGCGAGTGCCCAGCCAGGCATCCTTCATATCCTGCCATTCTGAAGCACTCCAGTTGTTTCCAAGAGTTCCCATTCATTACCTCGGCGGTGTCCAATTCGGAAGAATATAACCACTGTTGACAGCAGTGACTGGACGGTATTGACGACCTTGTGCCTTGTAGAAATCATCCCTCGCATTGAGAGCACTCTTCTCCTGAGTCTTAGCCAACTCAGAGTAGGATTTGGCCATCTGAGAAGGACTGAAGTTTTGATCTCCTGCTCCGAAGTCATATTTCATAGAGAAGCGCATGGCAAGAGAAGCAGCGGCCAGAGAGGTGCCCATCTGGATGATCGCATCGAATAGACCATCTGGAATATCAGCTGGTGCAGTATCACCAGTTGGTATAGCCTCTGTTCCAGGAATCGTTGCCGGCTGAGTGTAGTAGGCACTGAAGCCAATCTTGTTGGCACCACGCATCATATGATGGTCCAATTCAAGATCATCAAACCAAGACCAGAAGAAGGTGCAGGTTACAGAGTTCTCAGGAGTTGGGATCTTTGATGCAGAGTACTGTAAGATTCCCTGTTTGGCAGCCAACATCACATAATCAGTGTTGAAGACCAAAGCAGTCTGATCCACATAGATTTGTGGGAAGACAGCTGGCAAGAATCCAACTGGAGAGACAACTATCCTACTCTGAGGAATCTGAAAGATGCTGTTCTTTCCGTCCTGAGCACCCTGAAGTGGTTGGAACTGGAAGACCACCTTGCCATCATAGGGATCATCAAGATTTGCTCTGCATCCCAAGATCCCTTCAGTTTGTGATCTCTGGCTCATACTTGAACCACCACAATGGCATACATTGGTTGTCCAGTCACCGGATCATTTGATCCTGTAGGATGGAGTTTAAGGCGGAATCCTTGCCTCTCAAATAGAACGTCATTGACACCAGTAGTTACAGTGGTCAATGGTGAGAAGGTCCCATCTCCATTATCGTGGAGCTGAATACGGAACCCTTCAAGTTCATAGCCCTGATCTGCCACCTGAGCTCCTCCTGTCCTAACAACGAAGCTGAAAGATCCATCTCCGTTGTCATGAATCTTTAATCTTCTTCCTTGATCTAAAAATGCTGAGTCAGCCATAGTTGGCACCTATTCACATTATGAGTTACTCCCCCAAAAGTTCCATCACCTTCCCAGCAACTGTCTCTGGTGAGAGTTCCATAAGGCATGGTGCTATACGATCTTTCTGATGACAGCTTGTAGTGTCTATATAGCACCCAACAGAGCACATGCCTATCATCCCTTCAGTCTTCTGGAGCATAGGTACACGGAGACCATGTGCAGAAGGAAAGTAATGCAGGAAAGGTTCTGGCTCATGGGGTCCATATGTCACTACACATGGTCTATTGCGTGCCGCTCTAGGATACAAAAATCCAGTATCACTGGAGCAGCAGAGATCAGCTTCTATCACCATAGCCTGGGCAGGTCTCGTTCTGAACAGACCAGTACAATCTTGTATATTTGGACCAGCCCAGGTAGATCCACGAGCCCAATTGTCAAGCACCAACCAGAAATACTTCGGAGGACACAGACGAATCACATCTCTCCAGTGTGGGTAGTCTTTGAAATTGGTACTCGCATGTGGGAGGAGAGTGATCACCTTGTATCCCTTATCACGTGCATTCTGCATAAACTTCCTAGCTACCTCTAGCTCATGATCGTATGGATAGTAGTACACAGACTTCTCTGGAGGATCAACGAAGGCATGCTTACAGTACATGTCCAGAGCGATCATCTTATATCTAGTGATGACTGTACTACTGGCCTGATTGACAAATTCTCTCTCATCACCAGATAGGTCCTTAGGATTCTTCAGTAGCAAACTTCGCATGAACTCGTTCAACTGTGGTTTGGTCCTGAGGTGGATCTTGTAATCGTACCCACCTTTCAGTGGTACGTCATAATCCAACCAGTACCAATCTCCCTTCCCTTCTTTGAGCAGACTATCACCAAGCTCCAGCAAGGAACCAAATTCCATGAAGTGATAGATCTTCTCAACATCTGGATTGTTCTCCAAGATGTCAGGATTTGTACAGATGTAATGAATCCTACACCTTGGATATTTTAGCTTGAGACCTCTAAGGGCTGCCGTAGAATACAGGATGTCTCCAAGTCCCCAAGTGTGTTTGACTACTAAGTCCTTGTCATTCAGATCGGTGTCAGCCTTGAGAGGCTTTCTTTGCTTCAGACGTTGTTGGTATTCCTCCCAAGTGTACTCTAGAACCTTACTTCCAAATTCATTCGTGACGGTTGTTGGCATAGCTTCTTTCCTCCAAGTGTTTTAGACCAAACAGTTTAAATTCTTCAAATGCTACCTGTGGAGATGCAAAGACACGATGCAAAGACTGCTTCCGTTCGTACTGTTCTGGATCACAAAATGTCCCTCTCATCGGATCCAGATGTTTTGGGAACCACATCAGATTTGGAGTCCTGACTACATCAGCCAAGAATCCCAAACCAGAAGGAAAGGAAATGAAATAATCAAGCCTCTTGATCAGTTCCATCGTAGCTGAGATATGAAACAGACCAAGAGTGTCATGTGCTCTGAAACCAGTGATACTCATCCAGTTCGCTAAGTAATCAGCAATCTGGACGTCGTACTCTGCGCCAATGAAAATGTATTCAGTTGGTGGAGGAAGTATATCTCGTAACAGAGACATAAATTCTCTCCATTCTTCAGTTCCCCAGAAACCCCAATGTCTAGAGTTTCCATAAGCAGAACAGTAGACTCCAACTTTTGGTCTTCCAGACAGCTGATCATAGAAAGAGTTCAGAGATTCCATACGGTCTTGAGAAAGGAGATAATCGTAATGATACTCTGTTGGCCCAGGAAGCCAATCAGCAACCTTTCCTCCATTTTCAAGAAAGGAATTGATTGCCAGAATGTACACACCATCTGGTAGACCTGCCAAATCTACACCAGGAGGCAGAGTTTGAAATACAGAGACATTAGTCGAATGACCAGAGTATCCACCATTCTTTACTTTTGGGAGGATGTCTAGAAAGGGTCCAATTCTCTCAGGAGCATCTGCAGATGGTCTGATTACTATTTCCCGATCTATACAGCAGAGCTTCTGATACATTGCACTGAAGTCTCCAATTCCTGGTGGGACTAATAGAGTAAGTGGCACGTTCATCCTTTCCTGTGATCTGTACGAATGAGTATGCTACCAGTCCACGTGTCTCCAAAATATGCCCAATCCACACTTCCTCTTTTCAAATCTAGAGCAAGAGCCTCAAATATCCCAGCGACTACTTCTGCATCCCTTGCGTCATCGCACAGTATCCACTTTGCTTCTGAGCGCCAAGCTAGACCAACGTCGTTCCTAGCAGCTTCTCTTCTATGATCTCCATCTACATGAACCAAATCACAGAAAGGAATCTTTTCCATTTGCTGACTGTCATTAACTACAATGTGGAAAGGGTATGATTTCGCATCCATCCACCCACTAACAAATTGAGTAGGTATTATCGCTGGGGATACAGGAAATACATACTCATCATTATCAATCCCAAAGTATGAAGACTGTGGAGATCCGTCCATCATCGCCAAAGCTGCTATCCCAATTCCTACCCCAATTTCCACGATGATCTTTGGCTTCAAAACTTTTGCAACCTCTCTCTTGAAGCAAGCGTATCCTATCCTGTATTGCTCAAGATAGAAAGGAGAGTCTTCTTCAAAATTTGGTAGAAATGGTCTATGATCATAGGTGGATTTTCTGTAGTTAGTTTCTATCTCTGAGGCTACCTTCAAACACTCGCCACCAAAGATATGGGGATCATCTCCCTTGGAAAGCTCGAATTGTTTAAGAATCAGTTCTGGATCTACACTAGCCATCAGAAATAATCCTTTCCCATATTTTGGTGGAATTCATCCACGAGCTCCTTGGTAAACTTGCGGTACCAGGCATCCACACAGTTGTGGTAAAGAGTTCTGTCAGAAGGGTCTCTTGGTCCATGGCTTTGGTTATGAAGATGTAGAAATGGAATGTTAGGAATAATGTAGATAGGAGGAAGTCTTCGTCGGTAGCACTCCACAGGATACTCCATATCGTAGAAGACCCCGAACGTCTCGTCGAATTTCCCAACCAATTCCCAGGTTGACACTGGTACAATTTGACCAGTAGAGCCTAAGCGAGTGCAACGACCTATTTTTGCGACTCCATAATATTCGTGGAACCAACCTAAGCCTTCTGGAAAGACCTGGTGTACTTGGTCAAGATATTCTGGGGAGTTTCCATTCAATCTTAGCCTTGTCCAAAATTCTTCAGATTCCAAGTCCATAGAATCCCAGAATTCTGGCGGTCTGGGTACACAAGGAATTCCAGGCTCAGGAGTGATAGCTTCCACTGCACTCAGGGTAATCCCAGAAGCCACTGACAACAGTGGATTTACTTCTACCATCTTGAACCAGTGCGAAAGATCTCCAGCATGATCTTTGAACGGTGAAAAGATAATATCGTCATGTAGCATGCAAACGTGGTCGTAGCCTAATTCCTTCATCCAAGCCATTGCATGGTTCATGATCCCGTTCACGTAGAATTTGTTGCCATGGACACGACGAACAACTACGTTTGGAAGTCTTTCAAACTCATCCACAGCAGGGCTAGAGTACCAAGATTTTGCATCCACATCCATACAGATGTGGATTGTAAGACTCTCCGGCTCCATTCTCCTAAGAGAACGGATAGCACGCATAGTTTTGTTACCACCAGTGCTTACGAACACAATTCCAATTTTCATATGCCCTCTTCAGTGAAGTGTCTAAAACTGATTGGATGTTCCAGAAAATACTTTGGCAATCGTGGATCATCACTTTTCCAATGTTGTTGATCTGGGAAATCGTGTAAGAAGAGATCTTTCCTTGTTAAGATCAGCTCCCTAATCTTTTCGTCAGAAAATTTAGAAGCCTGTTGGCAGAGGTCGTCTAGAGCGTGAGAATAGCTTTTCAGCTTGAACTTTATCTTCTCTATTCCCCCAAAGAAGCTAAAATGCCATCCTCCATTTTTCACTGCAGGCAATTCTCCTCTCTTACCTCGTACTGCCTGAGGTCCTCCTGCTCTCTCAATCTCCCGAAGACTACCTATGTTAACTGCCCTTCCATAGCTTAGACGATTATTAACAGTGTAGTAGAAAAGATCCTGCTCCAGAACTTGAAGCTCTGATTTCAGATTGTCCCTAACAGTCTCCATCCTTGGGATTTCGTCACAATCAGAGAGGGTGACTATGTCATCTTCCGAACTACAGATTTCTCTGATTGCTTGCAATAAATGGTTCCTTTGATACCATTCCCTTTCCCATGGAGATTCTCGACTTCCATCAAATGGTGGAATTAGATCCTCTAGAAGAACGTAATGAATTTTCTTCTCAAAGGATCTTACAAATTCCCAGTTTTCTTTAAGGAAAGCAGGTTTAAGTTCTGAGGATCCTATTCTACCAAGAGACTCTACGATCACGAACTTGTCCACTATTGGATCAAGCTCATGCAATCGGATCTCTAAGAGATCCAGTTCGTTACAGAATAGCATGGCATCAATCAGCATTCAGAGCTTCCTCTTGGCAGTCTTTCTCTTAGAAATTACCCATTCTAGTTCTTCTATTGTAAACTTAAGCCAAAGATTCTTACTACTTGAACGACAAGATTTCAAATCTTTGAGTCTTTTCTGTATCTCTTCTTCGGTTTTCATAGCTACTCCTTGAATAGGATACCAATTCCTCCAGCTGCTAGACGACCGTCTGGAGAGGCGTCTAGAGCTCCCTGATCCATCCACTCCAAAACAGATTTGCGATCGCGAGAATAGAGCTCCAAAGAACGAGTGTCTAGTTTGAGTTGATTCCAAAGAGTCCCCACACTGTCAGCGTGATCCATCAATACATCATGGAATCCTAAGAGAATCCTTGCATGGGGCCACCACACTTCGTAATCTTTTCTCGATTTCCCATAGCTATGATCAGCGTCGATGAAGACGCCATCAGGCTCTCCCCCTAAAAATTCTAGAGCTTTCTGAACAACTTCTGCACTACTACTATCACCAAAGATGTAGCCCAAGTCAGTGTCTCCTGGGCGTTCCTCAACAAAGACAGAAGGTGCATGTGGGCACAAGTCAATTCCAACTACCTTGGATACTCCTGCTGCACGTAATCGCATCAATCCTCTTCCAATTCCACAGCCAACTTCAACGTAGGTTTTTACTCCTGCTGCTGCACAGATAGCAACCCATGCAGGATATTCAGCTCCACGTTGGCCCATATCAGCTTTGCCAGCATTGTCTCTCACATTGAAAATCATTTCATCTCCTCACGATAAAGCAGTTGCTATCGCTCATTCTAAAAGTGACATCCCCTTTCCAATCTGATGTTCTCCAAAAAATTGTTTGGAGTTCTGGATTGGTCGCTGCTACTAGTTCGTAGACCTGGAACATTATTTCAGGCCTGACGTCTTCAATGATGTAAGCCATTTTGAATTTGTCCCGGAAGCGGTACCAGCCTACGGAAATCGTATCCAGATCGTGCAGACAATCATCAATTATGACATCGAACATCTTGTCCGTCTCATAGGTCTTTACGTCTCCTCTTTCAAAGGTGATACGCGGATGTAGAATAATGTCATCACGAACAACTTTGGGATCTGTATCAATCCCATACACATTGGCATGTGGAAATATCTTAGTCCAAGCCAATAGACTATGCCCTTTATCTATGCCTATTTCAAAGATGGACGTAACGTCCTGCCAAGGAAGAGATGCATAGACTGGAGCATACCCATGTTGAAATTTATCCGTTTCTGGTCTCAGACTCTCGAAGACATTACTGATTTCTTGCTCACGCTGATTCATATAACCTCCCATATGCTGCCACCCGGAACAGGGCGATGATTGTTTGGAAATAATTCTCTAACTACACGTTCTATTGGAGGATGGCCATAGTCGTGCCCACAGAGAAGACCCCCAGGCTTCAATAGTGGTCCCCATGATTGAATATCAGCTTTGACACTGTCATAGTCATGAGAAGCGTCGATAAAGATCATATCAAAGTCAGCTGTATCTAAGGACGGATATTTTCTCTTCTGCTCATCTCTCACCTTCTTGAACAGAATTGCTGTCTCTACGGAAGCCATAGGAACTGGGATAACTCTTCCACTTTCTATGTGATCACGAAGGTTAGCTTTGAACAGTCTGTATAGACTGTCATCTTTAGAAAATGCATCTCCATGTTCTTCACTACCATGGAAATGGTCTACACAGTAGATAGAGCTATCTCCCAACATGTTATCCGCCATGGCCCTGGCTGACATTCCTCTCAGCGATCCAATCTCAACAACCTGATAGCATTTGGAAGCCTTCTCAGCCAACCATTCCAATTCCAGAGGATTCATTCCTCCTTCTATGGTTAGAGCTTTCTCAATGTTCATTTTACCCTTTCCAGAACATACTTTGCCAAAGCCTCTGTGGTTAGATAGTTCATGAGCGCAAATCTAATTCTGTTAGAAACTGTTCTGTATCCCTCCAAATCTGCTCGACCCTCCAAGTCTGCTTTGCTACCAGTCCAGTTGTCATGGAGAATCTTAGCAGTCTTTAGACTGTCCTTCGGGAGGAAGGTTAAAGTACCTTCTGGACAGTTCTCAATGTTCTCAAAGTAGGGGACTGCCCCAGCGGCCATGATTTCATAATGCCTCATACAATCCCATCCACCCTGCCTACGAGTGAATCCAAAATAGCTTTCCCCATATTGACGATAGTAGTCCGCTTGATTCTCCATGCTGTAGACATAGGTGCTGCGGTCTCGCGGATCACAGAGTGCCATCAGGCGAACCTTGTCTGGAATAGGATCGTTTATCTTCTCCTTTGGAATACCGAAGCTGATTGGGATAGCACGGGATGTAGAAGTTAATTCTCGCTTGAAGTATGGGCAGTCACGAGGTACGGTCATGCCCGGGTGTTCCCAATAGTGAAGATTCTGCTCTGGAATACGCTCATAGCCAATGTAGCTGGTATCAATTTCATCTTCCCCATCCAAGAAACCAATTCTATTGTGGGGATAGGTTTCCAACACGAGTGGAAGAAATTGTCGATCTCGCAGCACTGATCCGTAAAGTATGATATCGAAGAACTTGGTTCTGATCTTGTGCTCTATATCAGATCTATCTGGCTCTGGATCTGCTGGCAAGAGATTGTACAGAGTGAACGCAGTCCAATTAGCAGCCGTCTCCCTGTACATGAAATTCAGACGATTCACATCCACAACGTCTGAACCGAGAAGAGAGCGTAGCCCATGGAAGATCACGTCACATAAATAGTCTGGACCTCTTGCCCCAGAGAGATATAGGACTTTCATGTTTCACTCCTCTCCACTTTGAGATCCTCCTTAGCTGGATATTTCCCCATGAAGAATCTGAGTGCTGGACGCAGGACTTCGTAATTCTGTGCATCAGCACGGAAACAAGCTTCTATGAATGTGTTGAGAAAGCTGTGCTTAATGTCATTCTCAGCTCTCTTTGCGTTCGCCCAATTGAGTTCGTCATAATAGAGATTTATGATCATGCCATCTCCTCTCTTTGATAGCCTCCATAATGTATGAAACTCCGTGTCTTCCGTAAATGAGCGGAAGATGATTACCAGAGTCTAAGACATCAGGACGAACCCAAGCCGAAGCCATGTCTTCTTCGAAAGAGAGGTATATCTCTGGATTTATGGAATCACCTTTTGGTCTCCAGAAAATTCCCACTGGCACTCCCAAGTAGCTAGACACAATTCCAACTCCAGACTGGTAGGAGATTACGAATTTAGAACCCTGTGTGAGAGCGTAGAGAGCACCAACATTTGTTTGTCCAATCAGATTGTACCAATAGGCTCGATCAATGAATGGTTCAATATAAACCTGATAGTACAATTCGTCGTAGGGAGCACCAACCACTAGGATACTCAAACCAAACTCAGCGTGGATTCTCTTTCCCAATTCTAGCCAATCCTCTGGTTTCCACAGTGGACCACGATTGTGTCCCTCCTCTGTATTCCCACGCAAGGGACCAATGTAGAAAACAGCATAATCACCGATCTGGTCTTTAATCTCTTTTACAGGTTTTCTCTCTTCGTCTGTTATGGAGAAGTCTTTCATTATATCCCAATTTATTTCGTGTTGGGGAAGCCACCACTCCAGACGAAATCCTCTCTCTAGATGTCCATTCGGTATCATGACGTACAAATCCTCCCCACCGTATTTTGTCCACCCAGTAGGGATGTAATTGTATCTGCCTAGTTCATCTACGGGCTTTTTGGGATGGATCGGAAATCCAGGCAACATACCAGAATGGTTAACAAATTTGAATCTCTTAACAAAGTCTAGGGCTCTGTTCTCAACCTCGCTTTCCTCTGCACAGTTAAGATAGACTTCTATGCCCACAGCCCCATAATATTTAGCAACAGATTGAATTTTATGTAGAGCCCAGACTGAATCACCAATCCCCTGCGGAAGAAGAAATCTCATAATGATGGCCTCCTAGCTACACAAGTCATGATGTCTCCATTAGGATTATCAGGACGTATATCACTCTCCTCACGACCCCAATGTAAAATCTGAAGTCCCACACTCTGCACAAGAGTCTCCAAACTGAGTTCAGAGTAAAGAAATAAATGCTCTTTTGGCTTATAGTGTTTCCACGTTTTGAGTCCCTTATCTCCTACTGCTTGTACATCAGGAGTTGTTATGACAAAGATCCCACCAGGGGATAAGTACGTGAAAAGAAGTTTCAGAAATTCTCTTGGTTTTTCTATATGCTCTAATACATCAAACATCGTGATGCATTTAGATGGTAGGATCATCCCATTCATAGTAGAATGGATCTTCGCTTTGCATCTGCGTTTTGCTATGGCTTTCTTGTTAGGTTCAAACCCAACACAGCTGTAATACTTCTCAGCAAAGCCAAGAAACTCACCAACACAGCACCCAACGTCTAAAATCTTATCCCCTCTGTGTAGCCACCTAGATACCAGCCCAACTCTGAATAGCTGCAGAGGAGTATTTGTAGTGCTCTCTGCATAGAGAAGATAGTTTTTGGCATAAGCTTCTCCATACATTTCAGCATTGTAGGAGTAGCGAGTCCTGAGAACTCCACAATGGACACAACGGGTGTATTCCCCATCACCAGATCCAAATGGGGATTCTTTACATCCACAGATTACGCAGGGATCGCTCATGGATCACCTTGCGTACTGCACTGGGAATAATCTCTTACCCTTAGCGATGAAAGGATTTCTGAAAGGAGTACCAGTCTGAGCAGCTCTACGAAGCCTCTTGTGAAGCTTGGCTTGGAGCTTCATCAGACGAAGCTCTTTCTTAGAGAGCTTGCCAGCGTGCTTCAGTTCTTTCTGTTGTTCTGAAACTGTAGTAGTGAGACCACCACCTACTTTGATGTCGATCGCCTTGACGAAAGCACGCCTGACTGTCCCCTTTTCGTCAATGATAGTAGTCTCTTGTAGAACTGCTGGACGAGGATGGATTTCTTCGTATTGATTGTATTCATCTAGGGCAGCCTCATACAGCCTCTTAAGGCGTTTTTCATCCTGAGGGAAATCAGTGGGGATGCACATATATCCAAAACCGTGCTTGAAGAGGAGCTTTCTTTTTCGTCTGGAGATCTCGTCCTCAGGATCACCTATATCTACAGCAATCTTTCGATCGTAGTAGAATCTGGAGCAGGTCCCTCTGCTACCGAGTGCTTTCTGAAGAAAATCAACTCCCCAATGGGACAGATACCCACCACCGATGACTCTTGACATCGGATCACTCTGCATCCCAAATTCAAACTTCTCCACTCCACCAACTTTACGTTCTCCAGTCACAGTGACTTTTCCATCTGGAGCCGCCTGACCTAAGATTTCGTACCTCTCCCTTTCTACTTCCATCCTTTCCTCCTTATGGAAAAGGGACACCAAGCGGTGTCCCTCTTCACGATATTCGGACTCTTTCCTTTAGACCGTCCCGTCATCTCCCTCAAAGAGGAAGCGAGAATCGATCATGCCTACTTCAAAACGCGACCGGCTCTTGAATCGGTATACTTCCTGGCTGAATGACTGACCTGATGCCGGATTCTCTTGGATGATCTCCAAGGGATCCCTGCGCTGGAAGACCAAGCACTTCTTCGGGTCTCCCAAGATCCATGCCTTACTGACCATGAATCGAGAGACCAGGAGCTTGTACAGGCCTTGCAACGGATTGATCGTCATTACGTAGCCAGTGTCTCCCGCGTTCGCTGATGGCACCGATGGCTGTAACGTGGAGTTCAAGAGCTTCGCACCAACGAACTTATCTGCTGGTGATACTAGCAGAGTGTTCGGAGCTACTAGGAACTTGTTCCCCAACGGATCCACGATGTTCATCAACGAGATGTCAGCCGACTCCAGGTTCGGCTGATTCAACCGACCAAATGCTGCCGGACGATTGCTCTTCGGGGCGGTGTTGAACGTCCCGTTTCCGGTGCCTGTGAAGGCGTCATTGAAGGTCACGTCTGGATCTACTTGTACACCTTGAACGGTGAAGCCTGTTCCCAGGATCTTCCCGATAACGTAGATCTCTTCCATGATCTTGAAGTTTTCGCCCATCTGTGAAGCACGGTTCTTGATCTGTCCAGTCTGATCGTCGTCAAACAACTCGCGCTCAAACGCCTCGATCATGCCGAATTTCTGGTTCGTGAGGTGACGATCCAATCCAACCACAGGGTTGTCCTGGAACTCTTGCCCACGATCCACTCTCTTCGGCAGATTGGGACGGAAGAGAGGAGCGTAGTACTCTTGGAAGCGGCGAGAAGCCACTTCTGTGACCAGATCCGGATAGACAACCGGAACCGTTTGGTAAGAGTTGATCGCGTAGGTTTGGATACCTGCGCGGAGTAGCTGCCCGAAGGCAGACTCGGCGTTTGCTTCACGCAACCTCGCAGCTTGTCGATAGACTGACTCGCGGAGGCGGCGGAAGCTGAGATCAGGATTGAACCAGTCGATCTGGTCCGCAGCCTGTTCCCACATATTCTTCGGTATAGCTTCCGGTTTCATTTTCTTTCTCCGCCTCCGTTAGATCGTCGTCAACTTGGTGAAGGCTGGCTGCAAATTGATCAGGAGTTGGGTCACGTTCGCCGTGGCCACGATGCCTTGAGTGACTCCGGCAACTACCGAGAACGAGTTCTCGGGAGCGACGTAGCCAATGATGGCACCACCTGATGCACCAGACTTTCTCACCTTCTGCGGATCCGCTCCAAACGTCACTGCGTCTGCTGGAAAATACGTTGAGTTATCATCCACCGTGAACAAGCACATGCCTCTCGTGATGATCGTAATGCGGGGAGGAACAAGAGGCTGCAACAAGCTCGTGATCGGATTCGTATCGTTAGAGACGCCAATGAAGTTTGCAGCAGAGGTAGCGTTAGCAGCGTCGCCTGCCACGATCGGGGTGGCTACGAGATTGACAGTATCCCACTTCATCATATCACCAGAGTTGAAATTGGTGAGATTGTTGATGGGAACCTGGCTTACCCGTTCCTTCTCGATCTTAACCACATTAAACGGCGAAGACACTTGCTAACCTCCTACTACAGTTTGATTTTTACTTCTATTCCTCTTCCTTCACCGGCACGCCATCTTCAGCGAGCGCCGATACGAGCTCAGACTCTGCATTTTCGGCGGATCTCCAGGATACAACGCCGCCTCTGGCTCCATTCCCTTCAACGGACTCGGTCAGGCGAGACACGCTCTCATTGGTTGCAGCTTCCAATAGATGAGCGTGCTTTTTAATCTCACGGATTTGCTCCGGACGTGTGAGACCGTAAAGATCCCGCATGATTGCTTGAGCATACCCAACAGTGAGAAGATCGTCCTTGACCGCCTCACGCAGCAGGACGGTAGCAGTCGCCTTGGACTCCATGAACCGTACCTTTCCTGCGTAGTGAGAAACTTTGCGATCCTTGGCCCTGAGAGATTCACGCAGACGAGAGACCATGTTCTCCAGTCGGGCGATGCGGCGATTCGCCTCTCTGACGATCGGTCTAGCTATTCTACGTGCTCTCCTGTTGCGAGCGAAACGGCTCGTCTTGATCTTGTAGGATTTCCCAACGCCGGACGTCGAGCTATCCTTTGGACCGTAATCCTCATCTCGTGCATCCGTATCGTACCCATGAGTGTCATCTGCTCCCTTGGGTAGAGCCGTATGCCCTGAATGGCCGAGACCACCAGCGAACGAGGCGTCTGACTTTGTTTGACCCTGACCACCACGACCAGGATCATAACCTTTCTTGCCAGTGTCGCCAGCTTCACGCTCACGACGACGACCACGGAATGAAGAACGGCGACGCGATTCGGCGACGTTTCCGGGGCGCATCATATCATGCTCATCCTCGTCTTCGTCTTCCACGGACTCGTCCATATCGTCCATGTCGTCATCGTCATCATCATCGTCATCATCGTCATCAGCTTCCGAGGCCATCGAACGAGAAGACCCAGGAGCTCCACCACCAGTTGGCGCAGCGCTTCCGCTTGGCATTGATGGAGAACCACCAGGTGCTTGACCAACGTTCTCGTCTTCGTCCTCGAGACCCTCGTCCTCATCTTCGAGTCCTTCGTCTTCGTCCTCAAATGCTTCAATTGATTCATGAGAACGACGGCGACTACCGGACTCTACTTGGTGATGTTCCCCACCACCACCATAGTGGTCTTGATCTCCCAAATCTCCATCATCTTCTTCGTCTTCAACATCGGCCTCGTCTGCTTCTTCCAGGCGATCGTCGATATCTTCCGGAGAAGGTTCTGGATGTTCTTCATTGTCTGCATGAGTCCCAGCAGCCGCTCGGAGTGCCTTCTTCTTCCTGAAGCGAAGAGGTCGGCGATCCCCGGCGGATGCCCTTACATTACGCTTGGACATTTCGTCTGGACCTCCTGAAGGATTGATGTTGCTGTACTGCTCTTCGTTGACTTGGCCCGGACCCTTACCGGAGATCGATGCAGCCGCATGTAGAACTTTCGCCGCTTCGAACATGGCCTGCTTCGCTTCGTCAGGATTATCCGAGTTATAAGCCGAAACGAGAGAGTCAGCAACTTCCTTCGCTGTCTCGGAGCTCAGTGATGCCGCTTCCCTCGCTCGTATATTCTTCGCCATACCTCTACTTACCTTCGAACCAGATCGGCTCGTGCGTCCCTTCTTACTTTCGAGCATCTGATCGAACTTTCCACGAGCAGCCGGTTCGGTTACGACATCCGCACTGTCTACTCGCTGAAACTCTTCCACATAATTGACTTCCTCGCCTTCCATTGTAGCAGGGCGAGTCTTCCCAATCGCATTGATCGAGATGCCAAAGAGCGTCTTGGCAGAAGGATCCGTTAGGATCGTATCGATCATGTCAGTTAGCCATTTCGCGGATGGGAAGAAGTGGAGTTTTCCACGAAGTCGTATCTTACCAGTTTGTGGATTCTTGTCTACAAAACAGTCGCTGTACCAGCCGACCAAATCCTTCATGCTACGTTCCGGGAGGGTCTTTTCAGAGATCGCGTCTGGATGGTCAGCGTAGGCTTTGGAGCCATTGAAAACATTGACTCCATTCCTTAATGCATCTCCACTATAATAGTTCTTGTCTTTGCTGTTACCTAGACCCTCTTCAATGACGGTTACAAGATAGACGCGATTCTTTGGGACTCCTTTGGTTTTGGAAGCCTTCTCATCTGCTCCCTTTTCAATGAATGGGTTTGAAGCAGTCTCTCGAATCCGCTTGGAAGCCAGCATTCGGCGGCGATTCCTCTTCTTACGTTTTCCTGTAAGGATACGAGTTATCCCTGCTCGCTCTAGTTGCCCCTGTGCTGTAGAACCATTCGCCATTAAAGTCCCTCAGTATCAGTTACTCAGTACCACGGAGCCTTAGACTGCATAATGTCGCCACGAGACAACTTTCTAGTTCTCGTGGATGTAGGTTTGTTCCATGCTGGAACGTAATCGTCGTACAACTTACTCCTTCCACGATCGTTCTTGTCCACTTCCCCACGCATTGGAGGTTTCAGTCTCATGTCTGGTGGTGGATCTGTGATTGCTGCGTTAACACCAGGATTTTTAGCATCAGGCTTGCGGTTCTGATTCGCCTCCTTGTGGAACCTATTAAAGCGTGGACCCCTGGTTTTTCTGTCAAGGATTGGGATGTTGGGGCTGAATTCATCGCTCTCAAAGACCCCTCCGGTTGGCAATTTGTGTAGCACGATCGAAGCGATGCATTCTCGCTTCCATCGCCATGTTGCCAGCCGTCCTCTTCCGTTCGGTATCCACATCAGCATCCTGAGGGATTACATCGTACTGAGTAGCTGGGAGAGCTCTCGAGAGCCTTCCCAAACCTGGCTTGAACTTCCCAGTTTCTTTCGCAGCTTGCACAGCTTTCAGCTTCTTCCTGTTCTTTCTGGTGTGATCGGTAATATGCTCAATCAAACCAGAGCGTTGTGTCTCACTCAAATTTGGATCTGCCAACAGGATTCTGTGGGCAAGGAGGTGTACTGGATGCTCATCATCCTCCATCGCCTCCGTGATCTTTCCCAAAGCCAAGAGGGTCTTATGTTCTCCATCGATAATCTTGGTAGCGCTCCGAGGATAATTGGTAGTGGAAGAAGTGTCATTCGTTGGCACTCCACGAGAGAACTTACCATCACTCGGTGGACCAGCTTCTCTCAGTCTCTTCCACAGTGGTGATTCGTGGTAGGCAATTGCAAGTCGAAGGGTATCATCGAATCGATCAGAGGTTTCCGGTGGCCCAGAACGAACACTTTCTCTCACTCTTGATTGCTTTGTTACTGGATGACGACCACCAAAGCTGTCTACTTCTCCAGCCCATCCCGGATCGTCAGCGAGAGAAGGACGGAGATCTGGCTTGCTAAGCATGTTTCCTCCAAAGGAAAGGGGAGATGGGAGGAAAGTCATCTCCCCTTCTTTCTAGCTGCTGTCGTCGTGGCAAACTCATCAGAATTCCTTTATCTCAACCGCCCCAGCTTCAGCCTCCATAACTTTCTTGATTCTCTTGACCGGAGGACTATAGGACATTCCACCATTCCAACCCTCACGGAACGTTTGCTGACTAGAGATACTCCGAAGATCGATCGGATGGCCTAGATCACTGTTCACTCTGATGGGACCGGAGGAGCCTTTCCGATTGGACTCCCTGGCAATCTGCTTACCGATTTCCTTGTGCATATCTTTCTGGCGACCAGTCCATCCTTTCTTCTTTTTGGCTTCCTGACCAAGATTTCCTTTGTGATCTGGATAACGATGATCTACAAAACCTTCTGGATGGCTAGAGTCATAGCGCTGATCAACCATTCCTTTGTTTTCACGCTGTGAGACCAGACGCCGAACGGTCCCTCTCGCTGTCATCGCTTTCCCAGATTGGTCTTCGCCGAAGAGACCTCCGACGACCAGACTCTCTATCATTGGCAGCGTCGTGAACGACTGGCTTATCTGATTTCGGTCCGTATTTCCCTGGACGAGGCTTCTTACCTCTGAAAACCAGATTAGGCTTCATGATAGCTCGATCAGACCTCGGGAAAGTTGGCTTCCCCTCATAAGGACCAGCACCATCTCCTTCTCTCTTTCTACCAAAGGCACGGATTCTGGCTTCCTTCTGCTGAAGCTTCTTAAGGGGAACTGGAGGGAGATTCTGGTGGATATCCTCGCTAGGTTGATCTGCCTTCTTAGGAACTGGAACAGGAGATTGTTTACCAGAGAACCCAGCCTTAGCTTCCTGTTGTTTCAGTTGGTGGAGCCCATCCATGTGGTGTTCCATTGCATGCAAATGGGCATGGGCTAGAGGACTATTAAGTCCAGCTTTCTCTGCCTGTTTCTTGTGGAACTTGATGGAGGCTTTGTGAGCCTTCATCTGATGCTTTGGAGAGATTTGCTCTCCTGGCTTATCGAACATCTCTTGGAGCCTACCTGGTCCTTCCCGATAGGCAGTAGCAGCCCTGAAGTGAGCAAGACCAACCGGACGATCCACTCCGTGCTTCTTAGCCATGCGCTCATGGAATTTGGTAGCTTCCTTCTGCATAGAAGAGAACGCTTCTGCCTCACGGAGCCTTGCTTGTCCTCTCTGGAAGGCACGACCAATTACTGGTGGCTCAAAGTTCGGACCATCTTCCTCAGGAGTTGCTGCACAAGCTGGATACCAAGTCATGGTAGAATAATCCTCCTTTCCTCTTCAGTGGGCTGCTCTGGTTCCTTGTCCCAACCCATCTGCTTTATAGTTTCGTAATCGAATTCTGCCTTCAAAACAATCTCCGCCGTAAAGACAAGGTTTTTCCAGAACATCTGATTCTCGAATTTAAGGTTCGCAAAGCCACATTCCTTTCGATACGGCTTCTCTTCAATCCATCTTTCGAGAACTTCCACCATCCGTATGGGGAGTTCCCGCACATTCTGATTTACTTGAAGAAGAGTTACGAGTGTCGGATTTCTCTTGCTAAACTTCTTATCATCTCCACTGATCGAAACTTGCCTTGATGGCCTGTCATTAGACTTTGAATAGGAGAGTTGTATCTTAAAGAGTCTCTCCATTTCCACAGTAACATCACAGACCAGATCTCTTGGGTCACCAGGATTTTCTGCAGCCACATAGATCATATGGCTATAGATCAGCATGATGAAAGAACAGAGTTCGTGATTGGTGTCCAATTTCTCCATCAAGGGTCCACTCATTCCCTTGATTACTTCATAAACGTTCTCAGCCACGTTAGCCTCCTACAATCGTAAATTTCCTCTCATACATCTCCATGGCACAGAGCTTTCCTCCAAGCCCAGCACCAAGGTCTATGTTGATTTTCCCCTTAGACAGACTTGGACTTTGCATTGGAACATGTGAATAGACTATCTCTTTCCCATCCAAGATTCTTTTGTTGTCCTCACCCCACCCTCTTGGAGTGAATACAGATAGCTCCTCTGGAATCTGTTGACCAGCCACTCCTGCGTAGTAGCCATTATGGCAAGCAACAAATGGTAGCAAATCATCTGAGAACAATAGATGCATCTCCTGCTCCAGAAATCTAATGTGTGGTTCTGGAACAAGCAATGGAATCTCTACAGCTACTGTATGG